GCAAATTTTTATATGCTGTGGCCTGTTCTTGGGGACGGTCTCGCGCGGCTGCTTATCACAGTCGTAATGGCAACTATGCCTTGGCCAGGAAAATAATGTCCTTGGATTGCCGTTGCTAAGTTAGCAGCCACTTACCTAACAACCCTGCCCTGCGCAGGGTTATTTTTTGGCTGTTTTTCCACGGTTGACCAGAAATTCAGCCCATGCTAAAATATGGGTATAGTAAATCACAAGGAGATGTAGATGACAGTAGATACTTTGATGGCCCTGTTTGTGGTAGCCTGTTGTGGCTTTGCACTTTTCAACCTAGGACAGGCCTATGCTTTGATCCGTGAAACCAGACTGGAAAACGAGCGCCACATTGAAAACCTGCGCAAAAGCCAAAAAACCCGCGGTTGACCAGAAATTCCCATTTTGCTATAATATAGACATACAGTAAAAAAAGGAGCAACAAAATGGCATACTACCTAGTTCATCAAAACACCGGCAATATCATCACTGATCGTGGTGGCCGCTGGCAGGCTTACAAGACTCAGGCCGCGGCCAAGGCTTGCCGTACTAGAGTGGTGGCCAAGCAGGGCTTCCGTGAAGCAGAACTGGTGATCGTGAGCCAGGACAATCTCCAGAAGTTCCGCCACGCTCACAACCTACCAACCAAGGTAGAGCGTACCAATATCATGACGGGCCAGAAGTTCATGGAAGATGTAGACACTCCTTACTTCTGCTCGCCTTCCAGCGAAACCTATTGGTCAATGTAATCCAGGAGATACTGCAATGAGCAAGAAACATTTCAAACTTTTGGCAGACTATATTCAAATGATCCTGGATCCACACGCTCGCCTGCAAGCCGCTGTGGCAGTGGCCTCGGCCTGTAAATTGGCCAATGCTAGATTTGATGAGCAACGGTTCTTTGCCGCCTGTGGTATTGGTGCGCCGGCACCCTCAGGAGCATAATCATGCCCAACTGGTGCGCCAATACTCTGCGACTCAGACACGAGGATCCGGCCATGATGAGCCTGGTACAACAAGCAGTTGACCGCAATGAATTGTTCCAGACTTTTGTGCCAATGCCAGCATCCTTGAACATCACCGCAGGGCAACTGGGCGATGTGGTAGAGCAGGAAAAATTGGAAATGCTACAGGATGCCAATCGTGACTCACACGGCTACAAGGATTGGTATGACTTTTGCGTCAGTGAATGGGGCACCAAGTGGGACGCCAACAACATCACAGTCAACAGCGATGAAGATCAGTTGATGGAATTGATATTTGACACTGCTTGGTCGCCACCTTTGGCATTCTACAACCGTATGGTCGAGCAAGGATTTGAAGTTTCTGCATATTATTATGAGCCCGGCTGTTCCTTTGTGGGGCACTGGGACAACGGCGCAGACGACTGCTATGAAATCCCCAGCGATGCTGATGAGGTACGCGAAAGCATACCCGAATATCTCGATGACTATTTTGGTATCAGCGAGTCTATGGAGGAATGGGCCGATGAAGGTAACAACTGAATTTTGGAATCTAGCGGAACTCACGGGTATATATTTGGGATCTGCTGGTATAGGTGCTGTCATAGGCACCGTTTTTTGGATCACTCAAAGTTGACCAAAAAAGATGTTTGCTGTATTATTATTAGACATTAACTGCCATAGGAGGCAAGTATGAAAAAGACTGTAATCGCATTATCGTTATTGGCCGCCATCGGCGTCACTGGTTGTAGTACCACCAAAGATGCTGGTGTCCGGGCTCCTGTAGAATCTACCACCGCTATCAAGGACACTCGTATCACCACAGAGTTTGCCGACGAAGGTGTGAAACTGCACTACACTTTCACAGGTAAACTGGAAAAGATCGAAGTGTTTGGTGTAGCGCCGGCTTGGAAAGGCAACTACACTATCTTGGCCGAAGCGGATGCCATGGACAAGTTGGTGAAATTTGTACACGGCAAAGATGTGTCTAGCCAGCGTCGGGTCAAGGTCATCAGCCGTTCTATCGAGCGTGCCGCTGACAGCACATTGAACAAGTTCCAGAGCAATGACAGCACAGTGGCATTCAAAGCCAGTGATCTTGAGTCTGAAGCGCCAGCCAACAACGACGGTGAGTTCAATACCAAGACCAATACTGCCAAACGTAATGCTTCTGTGGTAGATCAGACACTGATCAATACAGTGACCAATATCACTGCACGTGGTAGGCTCACTGGTGTTCGCAAGGCTCGTGATATGAAAGTAGATGACGGCAAGACTTATGTTGCAGTCTACGAGTGGAGCGAAAATCAGCAGGCCACAGCAGATTTCATCCGTGACCGGATGATGAACCGCGCCAAGTAATCCGTCTAGTCCGGGAGATTATCATGCGTAAACCTGCAGCTCTTGTGCTGGTGGCGGCTCTGGCTTTGACTCCACTACAGTCATATTCACAGTCGTCCACCTTGCAAATGCTAAAACCCAGCCCAATAGGCATAGCATTGTCAGTGGGACAGTGGTTGTTGAAAGATCGTAAAAAGGTCTACTTCATCCGTGTGCAAGGCGAAGGCTATTCCTACGAAGCGGCCAAGCAACAGGCCTTTGCCACCGCAGTTGATCGTGCCGTGGGTGCCGTGGTTCTAAGCGAAACCGAAGTGCGTAATAACATGGTTATCCGCAATGAAATTATCAAGTACAGTGCGGGTTTCATTGACGACTTCAAGGTAACCAAAGAAGAAACGGTTGGCAATATCTATAGGCTAGAATTGGATGTCTGGGTCAGTGACAGCCGTATCGCGGACAGATTATTGGCAGGATCCCGACAAGAAGGTCGCATCGATGGCAACAGGCACGCCGCGCAGTTGGAAAGCCTACAGCAACATTTTTCTTCAGGCGATCGGCAACTGCAGGCTGTGTTGCGTGACTTTCCGCGCCGTAGTTTTGTGACCAAAGCCGGTAGGAGCAATCTCCAGGTGCGCCCAGATCGCACCGCTTTGCTCACTGTGAATTTCATGGTGTACTGGGACGCCAAATATCTTGATGCGCTCAGCGAATCTCTGCAGAATCTCAATCCCAAGATGCCGGCCTGCGGAGTACACAGTTCAGGCGCTATCATTCCTTTGGAATCCAACAAGATCATGGTCAGGATCAAGAAAGATCCTACCGGTTGGGGTTTTGGCAACAACAACTGCTACCATTACAACGATCGCAGTTGGTACAATCAAGTAGAGCGTACTCTGGGTCAACGACTGCTATTGCTGGGCAAGTTCTACACCCAGGATAAAACATTGTTACAGTCCGGATGTTTTGATGTGGATCTGTCAGGGATGAATGCTGTGGGATTCAATCTTATTGATATCAAAGGCAATGAGTTTTGGGAAGGCACAGTTGGCATTCCGGTTTCGGCCAATACTGTGAAATTCTTCAACAGCGTGGAATTTGAAGTGGTCACAGATCGTAATCTTTGTAACGCCCGATCTTTATAGGTTTACCTCCTAGCAGTGCTTGGCCCCGGTATTGGTATATCGGGGCCTTTTTTATTGGCCAAGGCGTATTGCATTAAGTAATAAACTGCCGTACAATAATAACATGAGCACACAAGATACCGAAGATTTAGACAAAAGTCACAGCCAATCGTTGATGGACGCTGGAATGTATGTGTTCATGGATGCAGTTTCTGCTGAATCCATGAAGCCTATCATTGAGTGGATCCTGTACGAAAATCATCTGGCCAAGATCAAGAAAAAGGAACTGTTGCTCATGATCTGCAGTGGTGGTGGTGACATTTCCGAAGCATTTGCCTTGATCGATGTAATGAATTCCAGCACCGTGCCCATCAAGACTGTGGGCCTGGGTTGCATAGCCAGCTGTGGCCTATTGATATTCATGGCAGGTACCAAAGGCCGTAGGATACTCACTCCCAATACCTCAATCCTGAGCCATCAGTTTTCTTGGCAAACCGAAGGCAAGGCCCACGAGTTATTTGCCACGGTCAAGGAATTCAAACTCACTGAACAACGCATGATTGAACACTATCGTCGTTGCACCGGCGCTTCGGATGCCAACATACGCAAGTACCTGTTGCCCAGCCAAGATGTTTGGTTGTCTGCCGACGAAGCCATGAAACTAAACATCTGCGATCACATTGGCGGCAACTATCAAGAATTTTCTGAAAAAAGCAAATCCGGCAAACTGCCCAAGATCCCCAAAATAGTTAAAGATACTCCCACTAACTCAGACCGATAAAGGAAATCATGCCTAATCTAGTACCCATCGTCTTGGAACAGACTTCCAAAGGTGAACGCAGTTATGACATCTACAGTCGCTTGCTCAAGGACCGCATCATCATGCTGGACACCGAAGTCAGCCAACACTCGGCCAGTTTGATAGTGGCACAACTGTTGTTTTTGGAATCAGAAGATCCCGACAAAGACATACAGTTCTATATCAACTCACCCGGCGGTTCAGTCACAGCAGGCATGAGCATATACGATACCATGCAGTTTATCAAGTGTGATGTCAGCACCATTGTCTTGGGTCAGGCCGCCAGCATGGGATCTTTATTGGCCGCTGCCGGCAGTGCCGGAAAACGCTATATTCTGCCCAATGCTCGTCATATGATACATCAGCCCTTGGGAGGTGCCTCGGGACAGGCCACAGACGTGGAGATCCAGGCGCGAGAACTCTTGCGCTGGAAAGAAGTCTTGATCAACATCTATGTTCAGCACACGGGCCGTGATTATGAAACCTTGCGCCACGACATGGAAAGAGACAACTTCATGACTGCAGATCAGGCTCTGCAGTATGGTTTGGTGGACAAGATTGTGACACAACGAGACCTATGAGCAATCTGCATGATACCATCGTAGATGTGGGCGCAGGTAATTCAATTTATCTGCTACAATTGTTGGATTTAGAATCGGGACTGCATAGAGATATCTTGCGCTGGTTTGCACAGCAGGATGTGGCCCTTGAATCCATAGAATGGCCACACGGGCAACTGTACAGCGTGAAATTTTCTAGCGCACAAGATCCTCGTATACAACAGTGGACCGACTCTTGGGAAAATGCCGATGGTTCCAGCAGGAATCATGATGCTTACCGCATGATCCAGGTCAACGTAACTGATTAATAAACTATCATGAATCCCGGCAGATTATTGCCGGGTATGTGGCTTGGTGCGTGGTACTGGAATTTGAACTTGAGATCACTAAATGGTTTGGCAGTAATCTCTAATCCACCTTGATTGTTTAAATCTATCTTGCCAAGATAGGTAGGACTCTTGGTCACAATATTGGTCATCATCTCACTGTACTTCTCATTATCGGGGCCTTGTGTTACTGCATTCAGTAAGCCTACACCCAAAGAATAAGTGATGATGTCGGCGGCACCTTTGGCGGGCTTGGCGGTATAGCTGGGATATCCAGCAGTCTTGGCCGCAGGTTTTTCTTTCTTTAATCCCATGTAATAGTTTCCGTCGGCTGGCAGTCCTGTGGGTTTATCCCAATTGCCAGCTGTCATCATTGGATAAAAAGTTTTCAAGAAGTCACCGTATTTCATAACATCATCGCCTGACCCGATTACACTTTCGACTTTATCTTTGAGATCACTGTAAGAATCAATATCTTTGACTCCTAATATCTGTAATAGTTTTTGGTATTCGGGAGTATTGATAAATCTAGCGCCGCGTATGAGTTTGTCAACATTGATGCCGCCAGATGATGGGTGGAATGCTTTGAATAATTGAAACAACTGTTGTTTTTCTTGATCGTCGATGATAGAGTTTTCATAGCGATCCATGAGATCCACAATGCTGGCAAAACTCGTGCCCGATCCTGTAAGACTTTTTACACTATAACCTCGATCGCCCACATATACATCAATGAGTTTGGCATTGCCCTCCGAAGGAAATTCTGCTGTATCGTTGGCATCCATGAGCATGATTGGTGCCAATACTTCGCCAAAATCTACACCTATCTGGGCTCGGCTGCGAGCACTGAGTTTATCATTGAGTTCTGGAGGTAAAGTACTGATAGTGCCAATGGCCACTTGTAACAAAGACAACAATACCTGCTGTAGGTCTGGACGATCGGTAAACTTGGTTTGAACAGCATTTCTCACAGCAGCTATCAACTGGTCTCGGTTATATTTTTTTCCGGCAATGCCTAATGCTGCCGGAGTCAATTCCTTGATGCTGACATTTATTTTATTGGCGTCGTCGGTGGGAGATCTTCCACTGCTGGCCACCACTATGGTATAAATCGCACCATCTGCTTCGTAACTCAGCATACTTTTTTGATATTTGCCGGTTACTCCAAGTTGCTCTTGAGTTAAAGGTAAACTTTCCAAACCCACACGATTTTTAAAGAAATCTGTTATTTGGTTGATATCAGATCTAAGTATACGCAGGTAGTGAACAGGGCTAGTAGCCTTTTTCTCCACTTTGATATCGGCTTGGGGAAAATGCCGCCGGAGCTCATTGGCCAAATGCTGGCTTTGCGCCCGGGTTGCATATGCTTTTTTTGGCATATTTTGGTCTAGTTCATTGATTAACATTTGGAAATACTTGACTGAGATAGATATTTAGCATATAATAATACTATGAATACCAATACAATTCTTGACCATTTTACACTCATTAACCAAGACTGTACTGTAGCTGCTGACCAAATTGCCAATGGTTCGGTAGATCTGCTGTTGACAGATCCACCTTACAACATCAGTGATGGTGGCGCCAAACCCGAGTGGATTGATCCCGAAACTGGCCAAAACAAAAACACCATACACAGCCAGCGTTTCAGTGAAAGTTTTGAGCAGGACTGGGACAGCGTGAGCCACGAAGAATTCCTACAGCAAATGGAATCCTGGGCCGGTGTATGGCACAGCAAACTACGCAAGGGCGGAGCCTTTGCTGTGTTCATTTCTGATCAGTATATTTCATATCTTTGGAAGATCATGGAAGCACAGGGATTTGAACCCAAGCGAGTGTGGACTTGGAAAAAGCCCGCTGCAGTTCCTTTCAATCGTCGAGTGAATCCTGTTAGTGCCTGTGAGTATGTGCTGTTTGGTATCAAGCCCGGCGGCACCAGAACCTTCAATGCCGATGCCGAAGAACACAGTATCGTTGAGCGTTATGCCAGAGCCGACAAAGTCGCTAGCATAGTGTATAAACTGATCAAAGACCATCCCACCTATGCCTTGTCGCAGATCATGGCCATGGCCGAAGAGCAGGCACAGACCATGTTAGACAGCCGCAAACGCAAAGATGACATAGTGGAGTGTGTGATACCCAATACCTTGACTTACAGCGGTGGACTGGGGCGAGACAAGATACATCCTACACAAAAGCCCACAGAAATATTGGAATACTTTGTGGCCTTGCTGAGTCGCCCCGGTGACACAGTGCTAGATACCTTTGCTGGATCGGGATCCACTGGTGTGGCCGCACACAATCAAGGACGCAGGTCTATATTGATCGAGCGTGATACAAAGATGTTTGCCGCAATGGCGCAAAGAATCGCTAGTTTACGCTAGGTTAGTAGGCACTAACCTGCGGTTGACCTATAATTCCCAGATATGCTAATATATGTGTATGGACAGTAAAAATCTACACTACTATTTTGCCTATGGCATGAACACCAATCCTGGTGCCATGAGCGAACGACTCAGCGCCGACGGTGTTGCTCGTAGTCTGGGCGCCGCGCATCTGCAGGAATGGCGTTTTCGTTTTGCTGTCCACGCCGATGTTGTGCCCACTCACAATCAGTCGGTGGCTGGTGTGCTGTGGCAGATCACCGATGAACATCTGGCCAGATTGGATGTTCGAGAAGGCTATCCACACTACTATACCCGACAGGTGTTGCCCGTGGTGTGTCACGGCGAAACATATCACGCCGTGGTGTATCATATGACGCCTGGCCAATTGGATTTTCCGCCCGACGAAGGCTACTGGACTATGCTGGAAGAAGGCTATGATCATTTTGGAGTGAGCAAGGCACAGATGTATCGTGCTCTAAATGACAGCCATCAATGCCTGTTGACCGAATATTCAGAATCCCGTATACTCAATACACTATGAAAATACCTTCAGTTGACAGTGTGGTTCGTGTGACGCTACGCGACCGTATGGCCGCGTCCATGATCCCACCCAGGGCCGGTGTTCAGGTATTTGAAGGCCGCGTGGTCAAATCACACAAGTGGCTGACCGACAGGGAATTCTGCATTACCGGTGACGCTGACTTTCCCATACGGGTTATCAATGCCTCGGCCATCGCTGATCTGGAAATCATCTCGGGGTCAGTGACCACAATTGACACAGATGTCAAGACCTGGACAGTTTCAGGTAGCAAGGGCAACGAATACACTGTGAGCCGTTGGCCTGGTGGCTGGTCTTGTACCTGCCCAGGTTTCCAGTTTAGAAAATCTTGTAAGCATACCACAAATTCTTAACCCAAGGAGGCAATGATGATTCATCGCAAAGAATGGTTACACTATTTGGTCTGGCGTGTTAAAAAATGGTGGCGCGAGCGCAGTGCTACTAGGTTTTCCCAAGGTTGACCAAAAAATCCCTTTTTGCTATAATATGTGTATTGTAAATGAAAAGGAGCAGATATGACAACTACTATTAGTCTTGAAGCCATAGAAGAAATACATTTTGAAGCCACTCTGGCCGCCGAGCAGGCCGCGGCCCGGTTCTTCCAGGAAAAACTAGGCGGGCAGGATCAGATGGCCTGTGGCTTTGCCTGGGTCACGGTGTTTGAAAAGGCATCAACCAAACTGGGCCGACGCCTTAAAGAAGTGGGCTTCCGCAAGGCCTACGATGGCGGACTCCAACTTTGGAATCCCAGCAAGTTTGGGTGCCAGAATGTAGACACCCTGGAAGCCGGTGCTGAAGCCTATGCCAAAGTGCTGAAACGGTATGGCATTGAAGCCTATGCTGGATCGAGACTAGACTAAGGAGACACGATGACCATGGATGAACTCAAAGCAGACATTGTGAAGAGCACCACCGAAGTACTACAACAACGATACAGTCTTTATCGCGGCCTCCGGAGTATGGGGGTCAAGGACACCATCGTGCGAGACTTGCTGGAATCGGAACTGGAACGCCGTCGGATCGGCGGCACAAAGGAGATCATATGAGAACCATGAACGATGTGATTGAAGAACTGATCCATCTCTGCGAAGTGCGCGGAGAACTGGATCTGGAAGCCAACGCAAGGAATGAACGGCGGATCGCTGAACTCAACCAAGAGTATCTGCAACTGCAGGCCTTAGAGGAACAGCAATGAAATTGTTTATCGTTGCTTTGTCAGTGAGCCTGCTGTCGGGCTGTATGAGTTTCCACTTGTTTTAATAATCCAAAAGAACAGTTATGAACAGACTTGAAATCTTGGAAGAAGTGTATGGCCGATGCGACTGGTCAGAATCGGCCCTGATGAATCTCCTGCGGGTGATGGAACTTACCCGGCAAGATGAGCAGATCCATCAGATGCGTAACATGGAAGAGCATCAGCGGTTCTTGGTGGAGCAGATTGTCAATCTCTTGATGATCCAGCACGAAGCCGCGGCCGGCAGACATAACTACTGGCAAGTGGCCGCTAACTTGATCCAAGCCGAATATGGAGTGAAGGAATGAACGAACGAATTCGAGAACTTAAAGATAAAATCTGGACAGAAGAATATTGGTCTAATCCCAACACAGATAAACTTTTGCCAGCACAATTGAATAGGTTCGCCCAGTTGATCGTGGCTGAATGTTTAGAGGCTTGTAGCAGAGCAAATGACATTAGGCATTTTGTACCACCTACACAAGAACAAGTAGTATTGAGTTGTATGCGTGAAATTGAAACAACATTTCGGAATTGAAGAATGAGCGAACTCCAACCCAAGCCTGATGTCAAGATCACCATTACCATTACTGATGCTGATCGCGAAGTGTTAGAACTTCTCCGTGAGCGCAGTGGTCGTTTGGATCAGACCGGCATCCTTGAGCACATCATGAACGAATATTATCAACGTCTTGAATTGTATCAAGAATATCTGCGATTAAGTTCCAAGGAGCAATCATAATGTATTGCGATATCACACTGACCAAAGACGAATTCAAAGTCATCCACAACACCCTTTGGGAATTGCAGTACCAGGGCCTCAATGGCGAAAAGGGCGCAGAGCGCATCCGTGAGGCGCTGAAATCTGCTTATCAGCAAGAGTCAGAGGCGTTCAATCGCAAGTGGAAACAATATGATCATTGGAAAGATCACTACGGGCTGACCAGCACCTGGAGCCTCTACGAAGTAGAAAACATGACTTTGTGCCATCCCTTCAAGGATGCCGAGTATGTGGTCTATGACGAACATTGGGGCAACAGTGGTGAAGTGGTTAGCAAGATCGAAGGCCGAGATTGGAACGCTCTGTATCGGGCCGCAGACGCGGTGATCCGTGATTCCGGCGATGGTCATCACTGCTTTATAGAATCTTTTTCGCCCATTGAGCACCGCCCGGGCTATTTGCGTTTAAGCACAGGCAGTTAATACCCGGCCACGGGCTTAACATAAGTATGAATACAGGAGATAAGTTATGGCGGGCAAGGGCTCTAAACCGCGTCCTAGTTCAGTGGATCAAATCACATTTGATCAGAATTGGGACAGGATTTTTGGCAAGAAAACCACCACCCAGTGGGATCACTACAGCGATCTACCTGCTGTGGGAGCCTACGATATTCCTGTGCTGGAAAACGAAGAAATGTGGAGCCAGCGCATCATTGATGAATGCCGCAGTGATGGCGACAAAGGCTGTTGATGACCTGGATATTTGTTATGTTTCTAAATGGTTGGACCATAGATGTGGACAGTTTTGTTATTCGGTCTATGTGTGAGGATAAGGTGCGACAATACAATGCCGCTGCTAGGCAATCGGATGGCCGATTCCTAGTCTGGTGTGAAGCGAGGCCCCGTGCATAAATGCAGATTTGGAATGATCTAACTCCAGTAGAAAAAACTCAGGTGCTATGGTCCTTGGTCATGGTACTTTGCGTGACCGTTTTAGTTCTGTATGCCATAGCAGCCAGTCGAGGCCATGACATTGATTATTTCAAAGAACGGTTGGGCCTGCAGGAACAGCGACTCAATTACATGGACCAAAAGATAGACAAGATAGCACAAGGACAGCACGAACAAAAAGAACATCTCAACGAAGTGCGCAGGATGAACGAAGCACAACAAAGACATATAGAAGAACAGCAGAAGTGGCTGGATTATTGGAAATCTTTGCCGCAACTGCCCAAACCCCCAGGTGGAGTTCCACGGAGATAACCTTGTATCAATATGTAGGCAAAACAGTAGACTTTGAAGATGGCAAAAGCATCAGGATCCATCAGATCAAACAACGAGAAGAATGCCCTTGGGTGATATTTGAGATCAACGAAGGCGGCAATATCCCACGCAGACTAATCACCACGCTGTATGAATTCCAACAGAAATTTGGGAAACTTTTTGAAACCAGAATCTGAATTTAGAGTAGGTATTGACCTAGGAGGTACCAAAATTGAGTGCGCGGTTATTGATCGTAATAATAATGTTTTATACCGGCAGCGTGGCCCTACACAAGCAAATCTGGGCCGGCAACAAGTTCTCACCAACATCAGGCAACAGTATCTTACAGCCATAACCACCACCAGCATAGGCCAACATTCTGTGGGCCTCGGCACTCCGGGCAGCGTCAATGCTCAAACTGGACTGCTGAGGAATTCCAGTATTGAACACATGAATGGCCATGACATTGAACGTGATCTGGCCTGTTGGTTACATCAACCTGTCACAGTGGCCAATGATGCACAATGTTTTGCTTTGGCAGAAGCACGAATGGGCGCAGGCCGTGGCTATGATCGTGTGTTTGGTGTGATACTAGGTACCGGAGTAGGCGGTGCATTGGTGGAATATGGTCGGATCACTCGTGGTCGCAATGGTATATTGGGCGAGTGGGGGCATACCACGCTGAATGACCAGCACAACTGCCGTTGTGGTCGCCGGGGTTGTGTGGAAAGTAATCTAGGTGGCGGTGCCATACAGCATTCATATCCATCCAAGACCAATGAGATCCCACCACCTGCTGATGTGATCCTGGCGCAAGACCCTGGTAGACTGTTACAGTGGTATCGGGACTATGGTCTGGCCATGGCCAATCTCATACAGGTCCTGGATCCCGATTGTATTGTATTGGGTGGAGGACTCAGTAACCTACCTGATATCTTGACCACCGGGGATACCATGATCCGTGAACACCTTTTTTCCGACGCCTTTGATACTGTGATCGTCCGGGCCGAACTAGGTGACAGTGCCGGCAGTGTTGGTGCCGCATTACTGTGCAAGCAGTAAAAGGTAAATTTCCTCCAAAATATCTTGCCATAAACTGTTGCAAACAACTCAAGAACTGTTATACTTGTAACACGCTGTAAACAACGGCGAACTAACTTAAGAGGACTTTATGAAATACTTCAACCCTGAAACAAAAACTTTTAAACTGTTTAACGCTCTTTACAATGGTCAGAAAGTGACCGCAAGCCAGGCCGAAAAGCGTTTTGGTATCAAGAACATTGGTGCCGAAGTTAGCCGCATTCGCCACAATGGTTATGCTGTTTACGCTAACCAGCGTCGCGCAGGTAATGGTGTGAACGTGACCGAGTACGAAATGGGCAAACCCAGCCGCGAAATCGTGGCCCTCGGCTACGCCGCAAAAGCTCGTGGACTAACTATTGAGTCTCTTAAGGGCTAAATTAGTTTACCTGATTTAATCTCAATGTGACAAGACAAAAGAAAGGCCAATGGCCTTTCTTTTTAGTTAGCGTTTTAGATAGTTAATAGCTGTTTCAAAGAGTTTAATATCATCGTTGAACTTACCAAGGGTTGCATTACAACGAAAACATAATAAGCCTCTTATTGCTCCCGTGGAGTGACAGTGATCTACAGCAAGACTCCTGTTGTTACCTGGGCGATCCTCGCAGATTGCGCAAACTCCATTTTGTTTTTGCAATAGATTATTGTATTCTTCTAGTCCTATTCCAAATTTGCTTTTTAACCAGTATTGTCTACTTTTACTGCTATCTGGTTTGTATTTTTTCTTTCTGATATTATCACAGGTCCTGCAACTACCATGACGACCGTCGGCATTGTCTTTGCGCGGAGGAAAGTCTTCTAAGGATTTGACATTATTACATTTATTACAGATTTTTTCTGTGTAAGTAATGGCCAACCGTTTAGCCGCATATGTTTTGGCATTCTTTTTCTTTGCAGCGTCGCTCATTGGAATGCCTTTGTTCCATGACGTCATTGTTATCTCCTATGTTGCGTTTATTTATCATTTTAGAGCAATGTTTTCACTATTTACACGGCACCTGTTTTGTTTTTACCAAATGTTATTGATCCAATAACCTTATCAGTGTAAACTATTCCAATGTTCAAAAAATTCATGCAACGATTGGGACGCCATCGAGTGATCCTGGATAGAGAGAATCAAGAGCCTTATCTTGAGCGATATTATCTATTGCTCAAGGATCGTGTGACTTTTCCGTTCAACATCTTTGTACACAAGTTCCTAAAAGGTGATCCCTGGGATCCACATGACCATCCTTGGCCTTATTTTACCCTGATCCTCAAAGGTGGCTACTGGGAATGGATACCCACACTAGATTCCTTGGGTCATGTGTACTGCGAACACCGGGTATGGCGCGGCCCTGGACATTTCCGTGTTTGCCCTGCTGGTTCTTATCATCGCATAGAGTTAGAACCTGAGGTGACACCTTGGACCTTGTTCATACCCGGACCACATCAACGGCAATGGGGATTCCTCAAAGATGGCAAGACTTGGACACACAACGAACAATACATAGCAAGCAAAAGGAAAAATCATGCTTAATAGATTTAAACGCAGTCTACGCCGCTGGCTCGATGACAGCAAAGAACTGCATCAACTGGTGACGGCTGACTCGTCGGGTCACAACCGCAGCCTCAACAGCAGACACATGAGTTTCAATCTTTATCGTGCCCAAGGTGGTTGGATCGTGGAAACACGCAACTATTCCAACAACGGAACCAACAAAGGATTGGGCAGCAGTGAGCCCGAGTATCGTTTGAACATCATACAGGAATCCCAGGACCTGGGCCAAGAACTGAGCAAGATCGTGTTTATGGAAAATCTACGGAGTTAAATATCAACTATGGAACTTGCACTTTATCTCATTGCTGGATTTATTGCAGGTGCGTGGATAGCACGTAGGATCTATCACTATCTCTTGATGCGTCGCGCACAACGGTTGATCCACGACATGTCACAGGTAGCAGACATCTTGGTCATAGCACAGGTAGAGCAAGTGGATGACATGTTTTTTGTCTACAACGAAAACACCCAAGAGTTTCTAGCACAAGGACGTACCTGGGAAGAAATACGCACACATTTCAAAAGTCGTTTTCCTGGCAAGGTTTGTGCCATAGATCAACAAACAGCAGATGCCATTCCCAGACTGACCACGGTATCAGAATAATCCAAGCCGGGCCACAGCGGGTACTAAGTACCTGAGTATGCAACTATCACTTGACTTTGATCAAATTGACTCACGTTCAGCCGAAAGTTTCAACCACGCACAGCGTACTTTCAAACCTTTTGGCGAACTGGATCCGGTGATACAGTGGTGCCGCCAAAATCTCACAGCAGACTGGCGTTGGCAAATGGTATCCTTGCCCAACGATCGTGACCCCGGCGACTACATCTTTTATTTCGATTCAGAAGAAGATTACTTTTTGTTTACTATGAGATGGCGATGACCGACTCCTACCAGATCTACAATCAAGACTGTGTGGAGGGTATGCAACAGCACGTCTTGGACAATTCCGTGGACATGATTTTCACTGATCCACCCTATGGCATCGCGGGGGATCAACTGGACACACACTACAATCGCGATGAATCCAAGGTCATTGGTGGCTATGTAGACGTGCCACGTGATCAGTATGGTGCCTGGTGCAGTACCTGGATTCGGGAATGTGAGCGTGTGTTGCGTCCCGGCGGCTCAATCTACATCGTGAGTGGCTACTCAAATCTGCATCATATCTTGAATGCTCTGCATGAAACTGAACTCGAAGAAATCAATCACATCATAGCACAGTACACCTTTGGTGTCTACACCAAACGGAAATGGGTCAGCAGTCATTATCACGTGTTGTTCTGGGCCAAACCCCAAACTAGAAAACAGCCACGCACCTTTAACACACACTGCAGATTCGACGACACCACTGAATCCTACAACGATCGGCTGAGTGTTCAAAATCTGCCTAGGGAGTACAAGACCGGTGAGATACGCAACAACAATCAGTTAGCAGAAACATTTATCCGAAAATTCATTGACTACAGCACCAATGCCGGCGACTTGGTTTTGGATCCCTTTGGTGGATCATTCTCCACAGGTCGCGCTGTGTTGGCCATGGATCGCAGATTCATTGGCTTTGAACTCAACCCCCAGGCCTACCAGCATTTTGGTCCGACCCTAGGTTAGTACCCACTAACCTAGCGGTTACAGAGCGGTTGACCAAAAATTCCCGTTTTGCTATAATATGGGTATAGTAAACAAACAGGAGCCACAGTGGCATATACCGTTTTCAAGCACTCCAAAGAGTTTGGTCCGCGTCAGGGTCTAGAAGGCCCTTTCCACTATCCCAACGGTCGTGTGCTGTACTATGATGCCCGTGCCGGTGAGTACTATGACCCCTTGACGGACTTTTATGTTCCTCGTGAAGAAGTCACCGATCTGCAGGCCACCATACTCAAAGTCTTGGCAGGTTGACCAAAAATTCCCTTTTTGCTATACTAAGCATATCGTAACCAATCAGGAGATCGCAGTGCCTACCATCAACGAAATCAATATTGAGATCATGCAGGGTAATTTTACCAACGATCAACTCAATGCCATTGGCCAGGCCATCAAGTTCCGCCGGCGCCAGATTGGCAGAGATTTGAAAGTGTCAATCCGCGTGGGCGATACTGTGAAGTTTTATCACCCCAAACTGGGCCAGGATCTGCAGGGTCCGGTGACCCGTGTCAAGATCAAGAACATCTTGGTCAACACTGCTCGCGGTATGTACAATGTGCCAGCCAATCTCCTGGAGCGGGTATAATGGGACAGGTGCTGGCTATGTTTCCCGAAGTGGCTGCCGATAGACTGGACAGTCGTGGCTATGACATTCCTGCCAAGACTGTGATGGCCTTGGAACGCTATGTGTTTGAAAGCCGCAGTCCAGGGTCGTTCTTGACTGCGGTGCTCAGCAACGATCTGCAGATGGCTGTGGTATATGCCGATGATGACAACTTGGCTCTACTCAAGCCCATCTGTCAGTTCGTTTTCAATCGGTTGCCCAGTGTCTGCTGGGGATCCGAAACAGCGGTAGAACTGCATCTCAAACAAGGTTTACAGGTTTAATTTCAACTCTGGAGGCATTATGAAAATCTTTATTGCATTCGTAGCAGGCATCATCATAGGTGGGGCAGGCGTGACATTTTCAGATGTGGCACGCATTGCCGATCGCGGCGTAGATTCCGCCAAGGCAGTGGTCAAAGACTCGGTGAAACAATAATGGACGGCATCGAGACTTGGCTTACCTTGGAAGATATGCAACGGATCTGGAGTGTGGTCATGCAAAATGCTCCAGAAGTGCTGGCATCTGAAGATGAACTAACAGAGTTCCATCGAGTGGTGGAACTTGCGGCGCAGATCAAGTATGGTGTGCAACCAGCACCGGAGGCCATACAATGATCTACAGTTGGCTGATTATCATAGCATTGAGCTTTACCGCTTACTGGTATGTTGGTGTTATCGCAGCTTTATGGCTGATAGCCCTGGGATACTAGGCGGTTGACCAGAAAATGGTAATCTGCTATAATATGGGTATAGTGAACAACAAGGAGCCAACCATGAAACCACGCACAGCACAGCCCAAGGTAGAAATCACCATTGAGCAGGCCTTTGCCCTGTCGGCTCGTGTGCATCGTGAACTGGGTGGCTATTTCAAAGATGGTGATGTGACCCCGGGAACCATAAGCAACAAGGTCCGGCTGTTGCAGTATATCATTGACGGTGACAAGGCCACCGAAGCCGATCTTGCTCGTGGTAAAGAACTGCTGGCTCATTGCCGTGGCCTGATAATGAAAAAATTGGCCAACGACATCAACCAGTATGACAGCGTGATTCTAGAAGTGGCCAATCGTGACACCATCACAGATGCGGATCGATATCATCTGGCTTTGCTGGCGTCAGTGCCACAGACTGTGGCTCGTGTGGAACAGCACCGTCAGCAGGAAGAAAAGATCGCTGATCGTGCCCAGTCATATCTGGGCGCAGTGGGTACCAAAGTCACTGCTGATATCGAAGTGGTGCGAAGCAACTTCAGCGTGAACTATGGTGTGTTCTTTACCACGGCCAAGACCGATCAAGGTTGTGTGGCGTTTTTTGCCTACAAAGAACAACTCAAGCCAGGACGCTATAGCATCCGTGGCACAATCAAAGCACATCGCGATGACTATCAGACTCAACTGAACCGTGTAAAGGTCCTGTCATGAGCAAGCAAGTAGCCGTGATGTGGGACTGTTATGGCCTGGAGTCTGCGGTTCGTATCGACGACTTTGACCAACAGCGTGTGTTGGCCATATTGAAAGGTGAAAATCCCAACAAGGTACCCTTGCCTTTGAATCTCACTGTGTGGCAACTCCGCGCACAGGTCAATAGTCACAGGCACTATGAGATCTATGTGATTGAAACCACAGATGATGTTTCGGTACAAGACATAGTGGATGCTTTCGAACGTGCGCCGCAGGCCATGGCCGACCGTGTGCGTGAAATTGGTCATAAGATTTATGGTCATCGAGTGGCCCGGGATGAAAAGGTGCTGATCCGATGATAAAGGAATTTGGTTTGGTCAAAACTGAGATTTTGGCCAAATCCAATGTTGACAGGAAAATCCATTCCTGTTATAGTAGTGGTACAGTGACAGTGTCGCTGATTTTTTCAACTTTGATAAGTGAGGCATAGTATGGACAAGAAGTTTACAGCAGTTGGTATTACAACCAAAAATGGTATCACCAAAGTGCGTTTTGCAACCGACTCTGTGGCGCGCCAAAAGTCGTACATTGGCCTGGGTCATAGCATCGCTCTGTTTGAGGACCTTGAGCGCCCAATGTCTAAACTGGAAATCCTGCAGATGCTGGATGGCCGTAAGTTAGAAGGCGACGCTGGTTTTGCAGTCAGCAACAAACTGGCTGAAATGACCCGCTCTGTGAAAAAGGGCGAAGTCAAGGTCAAGGCTACCAAGCCTGCGGCTCGTGCCACAGCCAAGGCCACTGCCAAGTCTGGTGTGGCAGTAGAAGCCTAAACTGCTGGTGCTTGAAGCAAAAAGGATCCGCAAGGATCCTTTTTTGTTGGCTAAATAAAAGTGTGCCACATCTCAAGGATTACGACCTTACCGAAGAGCAACTCACAAGATTTGCGGCTGTGCTTGGTACCCTGGTCGAACTAGAAGTTGAAACCATACATATGGGCAGTTTACTGAGATTGATTGGAGTGCCGGAATCCTTGGCACAAGAGTTTGATCAAGAAACTGTGGCCATCGATTCCGAAACACTGGATCAACTAGAACAACAACCTTATCTACATTAAATGACAGAACCCATGTATCTCGTGATAGCACGAGGTACTGATGCCGCCCAAAAACTCAAACATTGGGCCAACAGTAACCGAGTCAAACACACCATCCAGGGCAACCGTCTGGGACTCTTGGATGACCACAGTCTTACCAAATTTCAAATGACCTGGCCACACAGTTGGGACACCGTCACAGTGTGGGACAGTTGGAACAAAAGACACATCAATAACGCCTAAAAACGTTGACATCTGCAGCAAGTTCGTATAAATTATTATTATCGTAACCGGAGAAACACACCATGCAAATCGCAATGGCCGCCGAGGCCCTTAATACCAAATTACTACAGGTTTTAAAACTACTCACACAAGGTCTTGCAGTGACCATGCTCATGGCCGCAGGTATCGCGGCAGTGCCAGGCCTGGCGCAGGCCATATTCACAGGCATCCTGGGCTACATCGTTATCTTCATGCCCTTGATCCTGAGTTTGTTTTTGATGTTCCGTATGGAACAACTGACCACACCACAACTGAAATACAGTTTCTGGGCTTTTTCCATAAGTTTTGGTATCAGCTTGAGTTTGATTTTTTCAGTGTTTACCGCAGCCAGTATCGTGCAGAGCCTGTTGATCACCACAGTGAGTTTTGGTGCCTTGGCCGGTTGGGGATATTTCACCCGACGTGATCTTACCAGCCTGGGCGGATTCCTGTTCGCAGGAGTGATAGCCTTGATCTTGATTGGCCTGTTCAACATTTGGTTTGGCAGTTCACTGCTGCAGACCATTATCAATGTTTTGGCAGTGGGCATATTCCTGGGCTTGACTGCCTACGATATGCAACAGATCCGCAATCAACTTTGGGCCAATGACAGCGACCTAGAAGATCGTATCATCGTTATCGGAGCCTTGAGCTTGTTTATCAACTACATCAATATCTTTGTGAATCTCGTACAACTGTTGGGCAATCGCGAATGACAGATCAACCTCAAAGAAAGTTCACCACAGGTGTGGCCCGTGATGTCACTGACTCGGCCAACCTGTTGGCTGAAATGCCACAACAGATACGTGAGTGGATGAATCTTCGCCAGGGACAGTTTCAGCATCGTGTGGAAAAAAATGGTGCTGTAGTGATCCAACCCGACCTGCCCGAAGACACAGATATTCCGCCCGATAATGGTTGAAATGGTTGAATTAGACAAACTAGATCCTTGGGACTTGCCCTCGGTTGATATTGCCAGTTTATCGGTATCAGACATTGGTGCCTTGAACGCCACAGTTTTCACTGGTAATGGCAGTTATAACTATACCAGTCCTACCTATACCAGTCCTACCTATACCTACAACCCAGGTCCTTGGACCATATCCAATGACTATATCTCCAAAACACAGGACATCCAACTGGAAGATGGCGCGGACATCAAGCTTGGTGATGTGAGTCTAAAACAAACACTGAAAGAAATCGCAGATAGATTGGCCATCTTGGTACCCGATGCCAAACTAGAACGTGAGTATGAAGAACTGCGCCAGGCACGCGAGCACTATGAGCACGTGAAGCAAAAATTAACCGTGCTGGAAAAACTGAAAAATACCCCAGTTGAACTGCCCAAATAACCCTGACACTATCCAGGTTATTCCATTGACCAAAAAATCCCTTTATGCTATACTTGTTTTCTAGCATAGTTTCTGGAGAACCTGATGGTAGAATGGATATTGGTAATGATCTGGGCAACTGCGCCTGATCAGCCGCAACAGCGACAAGTGATATATGGTCCAGGCCAGACTTATAGTGTGCCCAGTCAAGCGGACTGCGAATACGCGGCCCACACAAGACAGAAGTTTCTTTGGGTCAGCGATTGGCCCTACAAACCCTATACCAAATTTGTGTGCGAGACCATACAGAAATAAATCATGATCTTAGGTCGTTTGAATTTTATTTTTATGCTATTATCTATTGACCATCTGGGGAGATATCAATGACCATGCACTTGGAAGGACCCTGGCTTACTACCACAGGCAAATGGCGCACCAAACGCCGCAAGTATGCCTCAGCGGCGGCCGCACAGCAAGAACGCGAACTCCGCACCGAATGGCAACAACGACAGACCGAATGGGCCAAGTTGGCTCCCAGGTTCGCTAACAGTAAATTCCAAGTCGCGCCCGCTAGGCCAGTGTCACCGCAGTATCCACCCGGACGCGAGCCCGAGGCCATACCCAGCAAGGCAGATACTGTGGGAATAGCTGCCAGGCCCGCTGACAAGGTATATACTGGTACCAAGATCAAAGGCATTGGTACTCTGCACAAATCCAACGCAGTGCCCATATTCACCGACGACGAAGCCATTGACATAGCACACATGAGGAGATAGCAATGAAAGCAATGATAATCAGTCTAGCACTTGTAGCAACACCTGCGGCAGCAGATCCAGGTCTGCTGAAGAAATACAACTGCACGGCCTGCCACGCGCCTGCCACAAAATTGGTAGGCCCTGCCTATGCAGAAGTGGCCAAGAAATATGCTGGCCAAGCCGATGCTGTGGCTCGTTTGAGCGCCAAGATCAAATCAGGTGGTTCCGGAGTATGGGGCGCAATACCCATGCCTCCGCACCCACAGGTGTCAGATGCAGACGCGCAAAAAATGGCCTCTCATGTGCTGGGTCTCAAATAATCTCCAGGCAGTATCAAATGAGTTTTGGTACATTTGATCCTCCCGCGATTATAGCGCCTGCACCTATACAAAAGGCTGTGCAACAACAGCACCTGGAGTTTTGCGATAAACTTCGGCACCAAATGTTTTATGGCACCATCAGCCAGAGAGGAAAAGATGGCAGAACCTACAACTACATCGATTCCAACGGAGAATACGTATCTTCTTTTTTGAGCCCATACAATGCCCAGTTGCTGGATAACGTGGAGCCCTTGATCAGACCATTGATTGCTGTGTTGATCAACAAGGGATATCTAACTGCAGGATCGTGCCAGGGCCACCCCGAAGATTACAAGTTTGACAGATGGGTCACAGTGGCATTTATCAGCCAGGAGGAAAGGAAAAAATTTATTGACACCGTAGATGGTTTTGGATTGCCCGTTTATTGGTATTTTAATTTCTTAAATTTTAAAGAATCTCCTAAGTCGCCAGAAACACGGGATGGTTATACCATGTCCGTGAATATTTTAGATGTGATACCGGGCACAGTGGATGCACAGCAAAAACTAAAATATTCCAGGAAAGATCTTACTGAATACTGGAATATTATGTTTTCAAGAAACTACAGTGAATATCATGCTGTCAAGATGTGTATATGTTCTTGCCCGGGAGACATTTCTTTTTATACCAAAATCAAAATTGGTTTACAATGGCCATTTAGGAACTATTACACCAATAAACTGGTATTGAAATTGCAAACTTTAGAAAAATACGAGTGGTAAAATGAAATTATATGTCACTAGCGATCTCCATCTGGAGTTTGGAGATTTGGATCTTGAAAATCGTGACGACGTGGATGTGCTGGTCCTGTCGGGAGATATCCTGGTGGCCAGAGATATAGAAACCATGAATCCACGCGGTGTGTTGAGCCAGGCATTCCTGCACAGGTGCCACAACCTGTTTCCCCAGGTGGTCATGATCCTGGGCAATCACGAACACTATCACGGTGACTTCTGCAAAAGCACAGATATCATCCGTGCCGCTGTGGCAGACTATGACAACTTCCATGTGTTGGACAAGCAGTCGGTAGAAATCAATGACTATGTGTTTATTGGTGGCACACTTTGGACGGATTTCAACGGCAATGATCCTTTGACCCTGACTGCTGCTGGCAGCATGATGCACGATTTCAAAGGTGTGAAACATTCTGCCAATGGTGCAGCAGGTGGCTCCTGGAGATTCCTGCCCCAGGATGCACTGGCTGATCATCAAGCCATGCTGAAATGCATCACGAGAACCATCGACGATCGCAGAGCCCGGGGCGAGCATTCAGATCGTGTGATCGTGGTAGGGCACCACTCACCCAGCAGACAAAGCACACACGCTCGCTATCAAAACGAAGTGCTCATGAACGGCTGTTACAGTTCTCACCTGGACGGATTCATCCTAGACCGTCCAGAAATCTGCCTGTGGACCCACGGACACACCCACGAGGATTTTGACTATGAGATCGGGCGCACCAGGATCGTGTGTAACCCACGTGGCTATGTGGGCTACGAAGCCCGTGCCGATCAGTGGCAACCAAAGTTAATTGAAGTCTAGCAAACCTGTAAATAAGTAACACACACTAGGAGAGCCATCATGAATGACGTGTTCTTGTTAGTAGCAGTAGCCACAGCACTGGGAATGCCAGCCATATATGTGGTGGTAAGAAGTATCATGGAGATCATAGATAAAACCAATGAAAATCATTAATCGTTATGAGTAAAGAAGACTCGCTTACACTAGAAGGCGAAGTCACAGAAGTATTACGCAACGCCATGTTTCGTGTGCGCCTGGACCAGGGCGCGGAAATCACAGCACATATTTCAGGAAAAATGCGTCAGTACAACATCAAGGTGTTGGCCGGCGACCGCGTGGAAGTTGAATTCTCACCCTACGATCTAACCAAGGGCAGAGTCACACGCAGACTTTAAATAAATAGAGTCATGCGTGAAATAATCACCTTACTAGAAGAAAAAAGCCGACCACAGGACATAGGTATTGTAGAACTGTCCTATTCAGACTCGGATTTGAATCCCGTTATGAGTGCCCGGACCATGGAATATCACTATGGCAAATTGGCCCACGGCTATGCTGATCGATTCAATAAAGATGAAGGCGATCGGGAATTCAACTACGCTGGTGCTTTTTTACACAATTTATTTTTCCCACAGTTTAGAAAATCTCGCAACAACAATCGCCCCAACGGTCCCATTGGCAGCATGATCAACGCTAAATTTGGATCCTGGGAAGAATTCAAACAACAGTTCCAAAAACAGGCCATGACTGTGCAAGGATCGGGCTGGGTTTATCTGGCCAGATCTGGCGAAATCAAAATCATACCCAATCACCAGGTGCGCGACGATATCCTGATCTTGGTAGACTGGTGGGAACACGCCTGGGCCTTGGATTATCAAAGCGATAAAAAACAATATCTCGCAAATATATGGAAAATATTTGACTGGAATGTGATCAATGCCCGCTGGGGACAGGCCTATCAAAATGATTAATATCACAGAATCTGCCCGAAACAAAATCACACAATTGCTGGCCGAAGAAAATGACGACAATTTACGAGTGCGTGCGTTTGTGCAAGGCGGCGGCTGCTCCGGCTTCCAGTATGGATTTACCTTTGATGCAGACACAGCCGAGGACGACTACAACATAGATGGCGTGTTGGTAGACTCAATGAGTATGCAGTATCTACAGGGCGCCACCATTGACTACGCAGAATCTGACCTGGGCGCAGAATTCAAGATAGTGAACCCCAACGCAACAACCACCTGCGGCTGCGGCAGTTCCTTTAGCGTGTAAAACCCAAACCCGCTAAATACTCTAAAGGATCCATTAGAGTATGCCATTTCAATTAATCAATGTAGGTACAGCTCCCAATTCCAACGACGGTGATCCATTACGGGTAGCACTGCAAAAAGTCAATGACAACTTTTTGGCCTTGGCCAATGTGGGTCCCATCAATGGCGCAGCCGAAGTATTGACTGCTGCATCGGGCAACACAGATGCCAACATCGCCATGACCTGGAGCGCCAGCAACAGTACCACAATCATTGGCAGCACCAGCAGAACCAACGGCAACATACGCATCAGTCCACGTGGCACGGGCCAGGTCATCTTGCCCAGCAACACCTATGTGAGCATACAAGGTGGATTAAATGGCCAGTTTTTAACCACACGCGGCAACGGACAACTGTACTGGAGCTATGGTAATGGCAACAGTGTGCAGGCCTCGGGCGGCAACTATCAGGTACAGTACAACATCAATACCACACTGTCGGCCAATGCCAACTTCACATTCAATCCCAACACTGCCAATTTAACTGTGGTGGGCAACATCGTCGCTGCGGGAATTTATTACAGCAATGGTTCACCGGTCAGCACAGGCGCAGGCAACTACAGCAACGCCAATGTGGCCGCATATTTGCCTGTGTACACTGGCAACATCGCTGCCACAGACATTGTGACCAACCGTGGCAACATCGTGACATTCACAGCAGGCATAGCGTCCGCAGGCACTGTACGCACAGACAATTTACAGTATGCCAATGGTCAGGCCTATCAATTCAATTACAGCAATTTAATGGTAGCCAATTATTTGCCCACTTACACAGGCCAATTGACCAGCCTGGCTGGCAATATCACCACCACTGGCAACATCACGGGTACCTATCTGTTTGGTAATGGTGTGTACCTGACCGGGCTGGGTGCCACCTACGGCAACGCCAATGTGGCAGATTACATCGACGGCTATACCGGCAACATCACTGCTGGCAATATCACGGTAACCACCGGGGTCACAGCAAATAATCTATCTGCCAACAATGATTTAATTGTGTCAGGAACAGGATATCTTTACAATATCAACAGCGGCGGCACCAGCATCTTGACCACGGCCAACATACAGTATGCCATTGTCACGCAAAATCTCACAGCCACTGGCGCCAACTTTTCAGGCATAGTTTCTGTAAATCGCATACAAACCGACAACTACTACTGGGCCAATGGTGTGCCTGCTCAGTTCCAGGCCAATTCGGGTTCTGCTGTCAATCCTGCGGGCAGCAACACACAGATACAGTTTAACTCAGCCAACGCATTTGGCGCATCAGCGCAGTTGACATTCAATCAGGCCAGCAACACACTGTCTGTGCCAATTATTTCTGCCACCACTGTGTCAGCATCCAACGGCATCAACGGCACCTTGATCGGCACACACTATGGCGCGGTGTATGCTAACACCATTACAGCCAATGCCAATATCACAGGCGTGGGTGCCAGTTTCTCGGGCACTGTCACAGCCAACAACTTCATCAGCACAGGTACCACAGGTGGCTCAGCCAATCTCAATATCACTGGCAGCGGCAATTTGAATCTACTGAGTTCGGGACAAATCACTGCCAATGCTCCTGTGCGCTTGGCCAGTTATGCCAATACCTCCATGCCCACGGCCACTGCCGGCGCAGTGGCCTATGTTTCAACTACCAATCAACCAGCATACTATAACGGCACCAGCTGGCGTTATTTTGATGGCACTGCTGTGTGATGCGATACTATGTGACCGCACGCTCAGTGGAGGACAAGCAGAGTTTATTAGGCACACTCCGGGATGTCATTGACACCGAGCCAGGCAGTCGACGTAATATCTTGGTTGGCGACACGGACATAAAGGCTCTGGCTCAAGATCCCAGAGTAAAAAACATACAACCTCATCCTGAAGATTGGCCTGGATTTGAATATCGATTATTTGCAGAATGAGCACTCGCGCACAATCAGGAAAATTTGATCGACAGATCAGCAATGTCAACAGTACAGACACGAACTGGGGACTGTATCGCCACATCAATCGCACCAATTCTTGGCCTGGACCAGCGCCCAATATCTATGAAATCACTGGAGACTACAGTTATCAACTGGACGGCACCGGCACCGACATCATACTAGCAGACACAGGCATAGACGCTTATCATCCAGAATTCCTTGAAGATGTCAACAGCAGCATCTGTGTGGAGTCCGGAAACACAGTGAGTGAGACCACACTCAACACCCGTGCCAGCCTGCGCGGCATCATGCGCTACAACAACAATGTGATATCTGTGGGCGATGCTGGCACTATATTTCTCAACACTCAGCAGATACAATCATCGCTGCCATATGCTGTGATGGATGTCACTGTGTTTCGCAATCAACTGTTTGCTGTGGGCGGTTATTATGGCGCCAGCGTCAGCAGTTCGCAGACCCCACAGGGTCCAGGCATACGCATATTGACCAGCACAACCGGACAGGTCTGGACAGATGTGACCCCATACGGCACCAACAATGAATATGCGCAGGGACAGCTGAGATCCGCTGCAGCCAGTGCCACCAGTGTGGTGGCTGTGGGCAGTACCAACTATGCTTTCCGTAGATTTGATGCTGCCCAATTCAATTATATCGCACCCACTGCTAGGATATTACGCTATGATGGTTCCACTTGGACCAACATCGCCACCACATTCACACCACCATTGAATTACAATTTAAATCGCGTGAGATATTTCCGCGACAGATATATTGCTGTGGGGGACAATGGTAGCATCATAGTGTCCGGCACCGACGGTGTGTCCTGGACCAGAGTTGCCAGTGGCGTCGGCTGTGGATTGCATGACGTCACACAAGGACCTGCCACCACGGGCAGCATCTATGTTGCGGTGGGACGCGGCGGCTGTGTGCTGACCAGCCCTGATAATATCACCTGGACTGTGAGAAACAGTACCACTCCAGCAGATTTATTTGCTGTGACTTATACCCAGGGTAGATTCATAGCCATGGGTCAAAACGGTGCAGGTGTTTATTCCACAGACGGCATCACTTGGAGTGCCTACAACACCGGTATAACCAACACCGTGTATGCCATCACAGGCGCAGACATTGCCACTGGAGCCAGCACTCGAGTGCAGGCCTATGACTGGAGCAGTTTGGGTGTCACCGACGTGGCCTCCAGTGTGAGCATAGGCGGCTATCTGGGAGATGCCACGGCCCAAGATCCTACCATATCCGGTGGCGGTCACGGCACCAACGTGGCCAGTATCGCCGCCGGGCGCAGCAATGGTTGGGCACGTGGCGCACGAATATACAGTATCAGGATTTTTTCCGGCATTGACATGACCACCGGCAGCACCTTGGGTGCCATCAGCCAGACCAAATATGCACAGTTAATCCGTGCGTTCCATAATGCCAAATCTGCACCACGCAGACCCACCATAGCCAATCTCAGTCTGCAGACTGTGTTGAATCAAACTGCTGGCAGTCAATATGTCACTGAGTTGAGATATCGTGGCAATGTCACTTACAATGGTACCACCGCGCCATTTCGCGATGCCACACGTGGTTTGATCAACAATGTATTTCCCATAAGAGTCACATCAGTGGACGATGATTTGATAGATGCCATAGATGATGGAGTGATCATAGTTGGAGCTGCTGGCAACTACAGTTACAAGCAGGATGTCACAGGTGGCGCAGACTACAACAACAGTGTGATCTACAGAAATCCTCCAATACATTCGCCCAATCCACAGTATTACATGAGAGGCAGTTCACCAGGTGCTGCCGGCGACGATGTCACAGGCAACACAGTGATCTGTGTGGGTGCCATAGACAGCAGTTTTTTCAATCCCAGCAGACAAGTACGAGAACAAAAGGCTTCCTACAGCCATACTGGTCCTAGAGTAGATATCTATGCCGCAGGCAGTGATATCATGGGTGCTTATCGTAATGTCAGTTATGGCAGCAATTTTGCTGTGTTAGACACACGCAGCATAGGCACAGCCTACAGCTATTATCTCAACAAGATATCCGGCACCAGCCAGGCCTGTCCACAGATCACAGGTATGTGTGCCATGCTTGCCGAATCAAATATAAATCTCACACAACAGGCTGTTAAAACAAGATTGATCACAGCCGCGCAACCGGGTAGATTATCTGTGACCAACAGCAATTTCCAAAACAACAGCACCCTGCCCAATTACACCAATTACAGCAGTTTATTGGACGGTGCCAATCGCACTGCTTTTATGCCGGCGGTGCCCATAGCCGATGGCACCATTAATTTCTTTAATAATTCAGCAGGCTCGGGCAATTTTGACTTGGAATAGTCAAAACACAGCCGACTAAATACATTTTAGAGCACTAGACCATGGCAAATATTATCAACGGATTTTATCAAATAAATGTAGGCACCAATCCCAACGATGGCACTGGTGACAGTTTCCGCGACAGTTTTATCGCCACCAATATCAATTGGGGCATCATGGGCAACACAGGCATTGCCAATACCACACTAAATTTCAGCAACAATATTATTTCAGCCGATGCTGGTGATAATTTGGTTTTTCAAGTTACCAACGCACACGTTTATCTCGGCAGCGCTGGCACAGATCTCTTGGGTAATTCAGGCAATGTACAGATAGGCAATGGATTAACTGGACAGTTTTTACGAGCCAGCGGTACCCAGGGCAATGTGTACTGGAGCAATGGCGCCAGCGGCTCTGAAGGCATGGTGCAGTACAATAAATCCGGAAGTTTTGGAGCACAAAGCACATTTGTGTATACCGAAGCCAACGCTGGTTTGGCCGTGGGCAATTTATCAGTCACCCGAGATGTAGCAGTGGGCAACAATGTCACCATCACAGGCGACACCTCCACACGTGATTTAACAGGTAGGAATTTCCAATTTTCCGGCGATGGTGTACTGCTGGGCAATTTCACAGTGTTTGGCAACATAACATCAGCCAATGCCGAAGTGGTAGACATAGGTGCTAACCTATTGACCATAGCCAACATGGCCAGCAGCATCACGCTGCTGGAGCAGGCCGGCATCACTTGGGGCAACAGCAGTATCATAGGCACGGCCAACACTCCCAACATCAGATTCCGTGACATCGGCGGCAGCAATGTTCGGCAGACTGTGCTCAGTATCTATCCTGGTATTTGGACACAGGGCGTGTACATCAGCGCCAACAACACACCTGCCAACTCTGATCTAGCACCAGGACGTGTGACCTTTGGTGCAGACACAGAACTGCTGTTCCAAAGTGTGGTAGGAGCTGCGGTATTTTCCAACCTGCAGGCCAATATATTCACCAGTTTCAACAGCAACATCACCAGCCTCACAGCCAATACCACTGACATGGTGACCAATGCCAGTGATGGTTCTGCTGTGGCAGGACGACTGTTGCGCATACGCAATACCAGCACTACCCCAGGCAATGTGGGTCTACAGATAGTCAATCAGGCAGGCGGTGCCAATAGTGCCTGGGATCTGTTCTCAAGAGACGGCAATGGCACTTTAAACTTTGGTTGGTCGGGCAATGGCAACGGTGCCAGCAGCAACATCAGACTAGAACTCAGCAACACCGGCAATCTGCAGATGCCCTACAGCACTGCCACAAATAATTTCATTGGCTTTGGCCCCGGCACAGCTGCACACGCAGGCCTGCGCTATGTGGGATCAGACTATGCACTGTCTTTGGAGGCCAATGGTGCCATTGACAGTTTGCGACTGGGCACCGACGGCACCACCAGGATCACTGTGTTGGGCAATTCAGTGGCAGCCACTGCTGGCTTTGTGGGCATCAACACATCCGCGCCCATCAGTCCATTGACTGTGACAGGCAACACCGACGGCAACCGCATACAAAGCGGCCTAACTGTGTCACGCACTGGTATCTATGCTGGTGCCTTTACCCTGGGTGTAAACAACTCAAACAACAGTTTCTTTATAGCCAATACCCAGGCATCTGCCCAGGGCGCCTCCCTACTGGTGATAGATTCGCAGGGCAATGTTGCACTGAATCTAGACACACCCACAGTGGGCCTGGATGTGGCAGGTGCAGCTCGTTTCCGCACTGGTGGTACAGGACCTTCGGTGTCAGCAGGCAACAATCAGGCCTTGACCTTGTTGGGCAACAGTTATCTAGACACAGTTAATTTGCAATATTGCGCATATACCAATGCCAATGTCTGGGCCATGAGCTATCGCCAGCAGACAGAAAATGGTGATTTTTGGATTTATCAAAATGAATCAGGCGCTAACATCAAGCATATCACGCTGAAATACAACGCAGCCAGCGTGGGCATCAATCAGGTCAATCCCCAGGCCACACTGCACGTGGGCAGCAATGCGGCTGGTACCCTGGCTGATATCAAAGTCGAAAGCGCCAATGGCACACAAGCACAGGTCACTGCTTATCCTGCCTACGCTGCCTTTGGCACACTGAACAATTTCCCAGTGGCCATACAGGTCAATGGCAGCAATGTCATGGTGGTCAATCCTGGCAACAGCGTGACCATGTCCGGCGGATTGTCGGCTGCTTCATTCTCTAGCGACGCATTGATAGCCAACACTGTGATTGCCAATATCAGCGTGTCATCACCAGGCAACATCACCGGTGCCAACATCATAGCCAATACTGGCATCACGGGCACACTGGTCACAGCAGCACAGCCCAATATCACGAGTCTGGGCACACTGACTTCATTGAGTGTCACAGGTAATATACAAGCTGCCAACATCATAGCCAACACTGGCATCACGGGCACACTGGTCACAGCAGCACAGCCCAACGTCACATCAGTGGGCACCTTGGCTTCATTGAGTGTCACAGGCAATGTTTCTGCCAACACTTTTGTTGGTCTAGGCACAGGGTTGACAGGAACTGCCAATTCCCTGGCAGTGGGCAATGCTGCTAATTTAACCACTACCAATTTCTCCTTGAGAGAAGACCTGGGCAGATTATATTTCTATTATGGCAACACTGCTGTGGCATCTTTAGACAGTGGTGGTAATTTGAGAACCCTGGGCAACGTCATACCATTTACTGCTCCATAAACTCACCCTGCTCGGCTGCCGGATTTATTGCTAAATATTGCTAATCAGGAGCAATGATGCAGAAAAATTCCCCAATGGCCCAGGGCCATCCAGTCCAAATCTCTTGGCAAACCCGTTGATCTAATATGCCAGTATACCCTGTTTGGCTCAACCGCACTGGTTTAATCGGAGACTACGCCGAATCTGAACCTGTGAATTTTGTGTTCGAAGCCCTGGGCAATGACAGTGTCACGGCCAGCAGTTATAGATTCCACAGTGGAGAACTGCCTGCGGGATTGACTTTCAGCAACAATTACAGTGTGTCTGGTTTCAGCAATGTATTTTGTAGAATATCGGGCAATCTTGACCTGGTGGACGAAACCACTGTGAGCAATTTTACCCTGCGTGCCAACATAGGCAATCAGTTTGCTGATGCTGCCTATGCCATACGTGTGGAGGGACGTGATGCTCCTTATTTCACTGCCAATGCCAATGTTGGCAATTATCTGGCCGGACAATTCATAGCCAACACCTACGATGGCTATCAGCTCACTTATGTGGATCAAGACGCTACCAGCAATGTTGTGGTAGGACTGAGCTATACCAGCAATGCCTTGCCCTACGGTGTAGACATCGTGCAGGATTCGGGCAATTGGTACATCCGTGGTCAACCAGTGTTGACACAATTCGACGACTATGCCAATCCCATTGATGTCAAGCCACCTTACCAATGGCCAAGATTCGTTCAATATGATGCCAATATAGAAATATCTGATGGCACGTTTACAGCATATCAGATGTTTACCATTGGCGTGTATGCCAGAGACTATTGGTCCGCAGACACTGACAATTATACCTTGGAAATACAGCCAGTCAACACTGGCAATCGTGCATTTATTTTTGGTAATTCAGCCATATTCGTCACTGATGCAGACTACAGCAATGTGAATTTAATCACAGGCGACGGCATAGTCAGCACGGGTTATCTGCCCAGCAACACAGTGATCAGCAATATTACCTCGGGCATAGAAATAAATGGCACAGATTACACACAAATAAATCTCAGCGCGGCTGCTTTGCAAAGCACACTGTCGGGTGTGGCAGGCAATGCTTTGTTTTTGGAAACCAGTTTTGGATCAACAGACAACGATTATCTCAGTGAAGTAGACATATCGGGTTACATATCCAGCAGTGTGCTCTATGCCAATGCCAATCTCACTGCCGGCAGTTTGCTGACCACGGCCAATATCAACGCAGTCAACGCCATTGCCAGCTACAGCAATGTGCGCATCGGTGCTGACGCAGTCACGGCCAACAGTTATCAACTGAACAACTACACTGGTCCCAATTTATCAGCACAACTGTTCAGAGCCACGCTGATAGATCAAGATCATCCACTGATATTCACCAATCCATTTCCCGGTGGGCTGGGTTATGCACAGCGCGGATACTATTCCGCAGACATGGCCAACAAATATGAGCCTATTCTATTAGATCCTTCGGGCGCATTAACTCGCACAGTGAATGGCAATTACTATGCATTTAAATTTGATGCCTACGACCCCAATGGCAGAGAAGTTTATTATCGAGTGTATTCGGGATCATTGCCTCCGGGCCTGACATTGAATTCTTACACGGGATTTATCTATGGATATATCTCCAGTGAATTTGATGCCACTTACACATTCAGCATACAGGCATACATTCCCAGTACCCTGGGCGAGTACATCAGTTATGTGAACACCTACAATGTTTTTGTTTACGGTAGGAATCCCAGCGTCAATGTTTGGATCACGCCCGAAAGAGTGGGCACTGTGCAAGCAGGACAGCCCAGCGAACTGCAGATGCAGGCCACCAGCAACATAGTACAGACCTTTGTGTACACCATAGAAGGTGGACAGTTACCACCAGGACTGCGATTGAGTGAAACTGGCCTGATAATTGGGCGACCGTCATTCAATATGTTTGCTGTGGGAGAGACCAGCAAGACATTCAATTTCACAGTGAGTGCCACGGGCGGTGAAATTGTGAATCCACAGGGCGGAATTTATCAAATAGTGCTCACCAGAGATTTTGAAATTGTGGTAACACATCCTTACACCTTGCCTTACAATGATCTTTATATACAGGCCTATCCACCGGCAGAAACACAGGGCATAATCAGTGGCATACTCAGCGACGGCGACAGCATGCCCAGTGCATTGATCTATAGATTTGAAGATCCTTATTTTGGCATCAGTGATGCCTTGAGATATTTGCACGCCACGGGCGTAAATTCAGCCAATGCGCAGATTTATTTTAATTCCATGCAGGAAAATCATTATCACAGATATTTGACAGTGGGGCCATTCAAAACTGCTGTGGCACGCAACGCAGATGAAAGCATACGTTATGAAGTGGTCTACTGCGAATTCATTGACAACCTGGTGAACAATGAAGGAGAGAGCGTGGGCATGGAAGTGGGTTTTCCTCCCAATCGTGGCGGCATCTCTGTGGTGTATCCCAACAGTCTAGACAACATGAGAGACCGGATCTATACAGATCTAGGTCGTGTGAACAAGCGACTGCCCTTGTGGATGCGCAGTCGTCAAAGCAATGGAAAAATCCTGGGATTCGTACCGGCCTGGGTGGTGTGCTATACACAGCCCAATGCTTCGGGAGAAATTGCCTATAGATTGAATCAACGCTGGGGCGAATATCTAGATTTGATCAATTTTGAACTAGATCGCTATGAATTGGACAATGCACTAACTTGGAATTACAACATCAGCACCACTGCCAACGTTGATGCTGGTCAGGCCATAGCCAACACTGTGAGCCTGGGCAGTTGGTCTGTGCCTCAGGATTCGGGCCTAGAGATAGTAAACGTTGATATATCTGCCAATACCATAACAGTGCAGACCACGGCCTCGGGCTATATCACCAGTCTGCGTGTGGGCGATGTCATCAGCGCCAGCAACAATAGAACCACTATCAATGCCAGCAACGCTCAGACCACGGTGCTGTATGTGGGCAGTGCCACTGGTGAAACTGCTTATTTTGTCAATCAGGGCAATGTGGTGCCAGCCAATATTATCTATGCCAACAGTTATTTCAGCAACGCCAACGTGTATGTCAGCGCCAACGGCACGCCTGTGATCGGCTATGGTATCACTGAAAATACCATTGTAGTGGCCAATCTAGCGCAGGCTGGCTTTGGCAACAGCAGCAGCAATATCTACATCGTGAACGAGTACGTGGATGATAACCGTTACAATAAATACTTGTTGTTCCCACGGGTGAATATAATCAATTAAAATATGGCCAGCAACATAGATCCAACCATTATCGACGGCGATTATCCTATAGCAGGCAAGGATCAACCGTCCCAGGGATTCCGTACTAACTTTACCGGTATAGAAGAGAACTTTTCTGCGGCCGCATCAGAAATCACAGAACTGCAGGGCAAGGCTGTATTAAAAGCAGCACTCAGTGGCACCACACTGGATAACAATATGCAAGGCGCTGAAATACTCAGCGCAAAAATGCGTGATTTATTGCTGCCAGTTTCGGCCATCAACTGGAGCGCCAGCCAGCTCAACAGCCTGGATGTGCTCAGCGGTGGATACCAATCAGTAACCATCAGCCAAAGTGGTACCTATGCCATCAACTTCAACAACTTCAGTAGATACAATGGCTACAGCACAGTGCTACTGCAGGTCAACAATCAAGGCAACAACACAGTGGCCTTGCCCGGAGGCAAGAATTATCTTGGCCTAGAAAAGATAACCAACGCCAGCAACAACAGTTTGTATTTTTACAGTCCTGACTCCATAACCACTACCAGGACTGTGCTGAGTTTTAGTTCAGCCGACGGCAACACATTTATAGTACAGGATTTGACCCGAGATGTGGCCGGTTTGAACTACGGTGTTCCCGCAAACTATCCCCAAGGTCGTCCCGGCGACAAACAAGGTGATGTACAGGTTTACCAAAGCAATGTGTATGTGTGTACACAGAACTACAGCACAGGCAGCATCGCTATCTGGACCGTGGCATCAGGTTCAGGCGGTGGTGGCGGACCTGCAGGCACCAATGGACAAATACAGTTTGCCTTGGATTCTGTAACAGGACCGGTATTTGCTGCCAACGACAACCTGCTGTTCACCAGTGCAACGGGTCAACTGTTTGTTCCACAGATCCTGGCCAATCGCGGCATAGAAATCAGCAACCTTGCGCCGCTCACAGTGTCAGGCGAAATCACGGGCAGAAACATCACTGCCATCGCTGGCGGCATCTACGGCAATGTGGTCACTGGCAACCTGTCGGTGTTGAACATCAGCAACTTCAGCAATCTTTCGGTCAACAACCTAACCAGCAATATCCTGGTGCGTGGCAATGCTGCCACATTCACAGGCAATGTGACCAGTGCCAATCTCACTGTAAACAACCAAGCCAGTTTCAACAATGTGTCAGTGGCCGGCACGCTGGCATTGAATTCTTTAACTGTCGGCACAGTACAGTATGCCAATGCTGGCGCTACCGTGCCAGGACAGGTGTTGGGTGTCACTGGTACCAATCAACTGGGTTTCTTTTCAGTACCAGGATCGTCGCCGCAGACTGCCAACCTCACAGTGCAGTTTGCTGACTACAGCACAGGCATAGGCAGATTCAACGGCAACACCAACTTCACATACAATTTCGCAGCAGGTGCCAATCTACTGACCACGCCCAACCTCAGCGTCACTGGACTGGCCACCATTGCTGCCGCTGGCATCACCACAGGCACGGTCACAAGTCTGGCAGCCACCAGTGCCAACATTGTGACACTGCGAGCTTCATCTGCAAACATCAACAGTCAATACAGCCTGCCCACTGTGAGAACCACAGGCAATGGCTACGTGTTGGTTGGATTCACCGACGGTTCAACTGACTGGCAAGCCACTTCATCGCTATATGGCAATGCCAATGTGGCAGCCTTCCTGGCTGCATTTGGCAGCAACACTGTGAATACCACAGGCAATATCACAGCAGGATATTTTCTTGGTAATGGAGCATTCCTAACTGGATTGGATTCTGTTTACAGCAATGCCAATGTGGCTGCTTACCTGCCCACTTACACAGGATTGATTGGACAAGTCAATTCCGCAGGCAATGCCAGCATTGACGGTTCACTCACTGTCAGCACCAGTGTCAGCATATTGGCCAATGGATTTATTTCCACAAACAATCGTATACAGACTCCTGAAGTCAGCGCAGATGCAGTCAGAGTCAATGAAATAATTGGCCAGAGCAATTTAGTAAACATTACCAGTCCTGTGCTTGTCACTCAGCCATTGGAAGTCACTGGCGGCAATATCATTACAGATCAGTTTTTTATAGGCAACGGCGCATTCTTAACCGGTATCTCTGCTGCCAACACTGTGCCTGGTGGTGCCAACACTGAAATACAGTTCAACGATGGCGGAAGTTTTGGTGCTGTTGGAACCTTTACATTTGACAAAGTTTCCAGTAATTTAACCTTGCTGGGCAACATCAATGTATCACGCGCAGATATTGGCACGCTAGGCTTTATACTGGGCAACGGCAATGCCATCAACATTGGACAGGCCGACAGTGCATTGCAAAGTTTGATTGGAAACTTGATTGTTGGTAATCAATCCACAGGCAATGTAGGAAAATTAGAAGTTGATGGCAATCTGATTGCTGTCACAGCCAGCCTTGGCGATCTTGAAGTAGGAGATAGAACCACTTATCTAGCTGGATCTGATTTGTTTGTATCGGGCAATGCCCGAGTCTACGGCAGAACCAGTTTAGGCAATGTATCCAATGTCAGCATACTGAATGGCACATATGGTCAGGCCCTGATAACCGACGGCGCAGGCAACTTGTCATGGTCTACCGTGGCAGGAGTGGCCAATGTTATTTCTATTGTCAGCAATACCAGTGTAACTGAAGCTGGAGTTTACATACTCAACAGCCCCGCAGCCAATATCACTGTTACCTTGCCTGCAGGCAATGCCAATCTCATTGGCAAGACATTCAATTTCAAAGACATAGGAGGCAATGCATTCCTGCATCCTATAACTATTGCCACACAAGGTGGCGATGTCATTGATGGCAACGCCAACGCCGCAGTAGCAGCACCTTACAACAACATCGTTATCATGTATTTGACAACCAACATCTGGGGCGTAATGTAATGAGTTTTAGCACTATATTCAGTAATCTCTACGCCAACACTTATCTCTATGCCAACGGCGAAAGTATTTGGAAAAATGTTTCAGCCAATACTGTAACCACTTCGGGCAATGCTATTATTGGCGGTAACGCTACCGTACAGGGCAATTTAATCGTAGTTGGCAATATCTATCGCCAGGAAGAAATTAACATTGCCAACACTGTTATAATCGTAGCTGGCAATGCCAATACTGCATCTGAAGCATCAGGAGCAGGCATACAAGTTGGCAATGCCAACTATGCCAGTTTCCTTTGGAATTCCAATGCCAACACTTGGTACACAGGCTCAAGCAACATCAGTGCTGGTTATTTCTTGGGCAATGGTAGCCAACTCACTGGCTTGGATTTTACAAACTACAGCAACAGCAATGCCGCAGCATATCTGGCTTCTAATGCCGCTATCACTATACTGACCACGGCCAATATCACCACTGCTGCCAATGTACAAGGCGCATATGTATTGGGCAATATCAGTGGAGCCACAGGCGGATACAGCAACAGCAATGTAGCCGCTTATCTTCCAACATACACAGGTAATCTAGCATCTTTGGCTGGCAATGTTGTGACATCTGCTAACGTGCAGGGTGCTTTCATCCTGGGCAATGGCGCATTCTTGACCGGCATTGCCGGTACATACGGCAATGCCGATGTGGCCAACTACTTGGCCAGCAATGCCAATCTACAGATAACCACGCAAGGCAACGTCACTGGCAATTACTTTATAGGCAATGGCGCACTGCTGACAGGTGTGGCCACATCCAGTTACTCAAATGCCAATGTAGCCAACTATCTTGTCAGCATCAATAATGTGACCATTGGCACCAATGCAGGCAACAGCAATCAAGGCAATCGATCAGTGGCCATAGGCTATCTAGCAGCCACGGGTATCGTTGGCAATGCCAATGCAGGACAAAGCATAGACGCAGTGGCCATTGGTTCAGAAGCTGGTCGTTATGGTCAGGGATCAGAGGCAGTGGCCATTGGTGACTCGGCTGGACAGACAGATCAGCAGTTCGGCGCCATAGCCATTGGCTCAGGAGCAGCATCTCTAAGGCAGAAAAATGGTGCGGTGGCCATTGGTGAACAAGCAGGCGCCGGAGATCAAAACACCTATGCTGTGGCCATTGGTTCACAGGCTGGACTCAGCAGCCAGGGATATGCAGCCATAGCCATTGGTCGCAGGGCCGGACAAGTAAATCAACCCAACAACAGCATCATACTCAATGCCACAGGCACGACACTGTCGGGTTCTAATGCCAACGCACTGTACATAGATCCCATACGCAATGACACAGGTATCGGCAATGTTTTATTTTATAATGTTGACACCAAAGAAATTACTTTTGCTCCAGAGTACAATGATACCAGCGTAGCTGAATATCTAGAAATCTATAACGGTAATGCACTGTTCAGTAATGTTACGGTCACCAGAGATGCTGTGATCCAAGGTAATTTGCGAGTACAGGGCAATACAACTTATATCAATGTGGATGATTTGGTCATAGACGATTATCTCATTATAGTGGGCAATGCAGCTACACAACTGTCAGACCTCAATGGTGCTGGTCTACAGATAGGTAATCTAGCCAACGGCAATATCCAGTTTGTTTATAACTCTACCAGCAATGTCATGACACTGAATGTTGGTGCGAATATTGCCAACGTATTGAACGTAGAAGGTAATGTCACTGCCACAGGCAACGTGCAGGGTTCATATGTTTTAGGTAATGGTGCATTTTTAACTGGATTAGCTGCTACCTACAGCAATGCCAATGTTGCTGCTTATCTAGCCAGCAACGCCAATATAGCCATAACCACACAAGGTAACATCACAGCGACTTACTTTATAGGTGACGGCAGTCAGATCGCTAACTTGCCATTGGGTAACTATAGCAACTCTAATGTTGCAGCATATCTACCAACTTACACTGGTAATTTGGCCAGTCTAACTGGCAACGTCACAACCACTGCCAATGTGCAGGGTGCTTATATTTTAGGCAACGGTGCATTCCTGTCCGGCATCTCAGGCACTGGTAACTACAGCAATGCCAACGTGGCTGCTTATCTGCCCAACTATCAGGGATTGATATCTAACATAGAATTCCGCAGTACCAGCCCTGCAGCAGCCGCTATCATCGTCAACGATAGATCTTTGACCATTGGTGGAAATCTCTACAGTTATATCATACTACCCGATGACGGCAATGCCAACTCAGTGGCAGCAGAACTGACTAATCATGGTCTTGGTAATGTCATCATCAGTTCGGGCCCAGCAGATTACGAATGGGTATTTGACAACGCAGGAAACTTATTTGCTCCAGGTAACATAGATGCAGGCAATGTTGTCAGCGCCAACTATTTTATAGGTAATGGCGCATTATTAACTGGTATCGCCAGTGCCAATCTAGGCAACATCACTATCACAGCAGCCAATATCAGCACCAACATTGTGAACGGCAATGTGGGCCTGTCGGGCAACGGTTCGGGTTATGTGTTCCTGAGCAATGTATTGCCCTGGAATGCCAGCACTGGACTGTCAAATAACACAGTAGACCTTGGTAACTCGTCATACCAGTTTAGAGATTTGTATGTGGGCAATGTCATAACTCCGGCTGGCGCGCTGGGTAATGCCACACAGATACAGCCGGCGTCGGGTGTGGGACAAAGTGGTGTGGCCTTCCGTGACGCTGTAACTGGGTCACCCGCTGATGTGTCAGCAGGCGTTATGTTTGTGGATGCCATTGATGCCACAGGAAGTATTGTCACTGACTCTTATGTTGAAGCCAATACACTAATAAGCCTTGGTAATTTAACTGTCGGAGGATATGCCAATTTCTTGGGCAACCTACGGGCAGAAAATATCGCTGCTGTGACCAATATCGAAGCACAGTTCTTCTATGGCAACGGATATTATCTCACAGGATTAAATGCTGCCAATCTCATTGGAGCATACAGCAACGCCAACGTGGCCAATTATCTGCCCACATACAACGGCAACATCTTGGCAGGTAATCTCACAGTCAGCAACAATGTCATAATCCAAGGCAATCTACAGGTCCTGGGCAATACCACCACAATCGAAGCCAATAGTTTGATCATCAGCGACAAAGACATAACAGTGGCCAACGGAGCATTAAACGCCAGTCAGGCCAATGGTGCTGGTATCATAGTAGGCGCCAGCAACATCGCTAACATAATCTACCTCAGCACTCCCAACTACTGGAGCCTATATCCTGGCGTATATACCGCTGGTAATGTCACAGCAGAAGGCAACATCTCGGCCACAGGTAATATCAATGCTAACAATGCCACCATCGGCAACATATTGACTGCCAACACAGGTAACTTTACCTGCTGTCTGCAGATAGGAGGCGCTACTACCACTTACTTCAATGCTTATACCACCAGCAATGCCGCAGATCAAGTGTTGTATCAAGCCAACGCTGACATCAGCGCACAGTTAGATTTCAATATCATAGCAACAGATCCCACACTCATGGGTGGCAGCAGACAGAGTTCAAAGATCCTTAGCACAACCTACGGAAACAGCACCGACTTCGTGGAATATGGAGGCGTTTACATAAATACTCCAGTAGGGGATTTTTCAGTGGATCAATCCAGTGGCAACGTGAGATTGCTGGTCACCCCACAAACCAATGCCAACATAGCATACAGCGTGTTGGTAACAAGATTATTATAATATCAGGGGCAACTTAAAATGGCATTGAAACCATTAAATTCACCGGGCGGTTTTAGCGTAGGTGAAATCACCACAGGCGCGATAAACGTAATCAGTAGCACAGGTAATGTTACCACAGGCAACCTGATCAGCAACTCCGGTAGCACAGGCAACATCAATGTCATTGCTGGAAACTTAATCGTTGATTCGGGCACAGGTTATATCTACGGTAACGGATCATTCCTAACAGGACTAGCAGCCACATATGGCAACGGCAATGTAGCCAATTACTTGGCCAGCAATGCCAATGTGACTATACTCACAACTGGCAACATCACTAGTGCTGCCAACATTGCTGGTAATTACATACTGGGCAATGGTGCATTCTTAACTGGCCTGCCAGCAGGTTACTCAAACGCAGATGTGGCCAATTATCTGCCTACATATACCGGCAATTTGGTATCATTGACTGGTAATGTCATTACCACTGCTAATATTTCAGGCTCTTACATTCTAGGCAATGGTAGATTCCTAGATGGCATGTACGGCAATGCCGAAGTCAAATCATACTTAGAGTCTGGTGCCACCATCAATGCCAACTTTGGCACAGGAACAGTAACTACTTCGGGCAATATCAGTGGTGGAAATCTTGTCAGCTCTGCCAACATAGATGGTACCAACGTCAACGCCACCAAGTTAGCATCATCGGGTGCGTTGACTATCAACAGTGGCAGCAACGGCAACATCGTTATTCAGCCCAACGGCTCGGGTAACGTTGTACTCAGTAACACATTCATCAATTCCGTTGCATATCCAGTACAAGATCAAGACGCTGCCAGTAAGATTTACGTAGATAATTTAGTCACTACTGCTATATCATATCACACATCAGTGGTGGCAGCCACCAATATCGACCTGGCTACCGCCACGGGTGGTACCATTACCTATGATCAACCCAATGGAGTTGGTAATGGTGTGGGTGCCACACTTACTACCACAGGTTCGTTTAACCTTATCGACACAGCCAACGTACAGTCAGCCAATGCTCGTATTTTGGTCAAGAATGAATCCAATGGCGCATTCAACGGTATATATGTTTGGTCCAATGCCACTGCCATTACACGAGCAGATGACGAAGATACCTACGGTGCAGGCAGTCCCACAGCACTGGGTCTCAATGACTACTTCTTTGTAACCGGCGGTAATGTCAATCTTGGTTCAGCCTGGATCGTAGATGCCCCCAATGGCGCCATTACTTTTGGCACCAGCAATATACAGTTTGCTCAGTTTAGCCAGACACAGGTATATTCAGCCAATACTTCCGCTGGTTTGACTCTGGTTGGTCAGCAGTTCAACGCAAAGACCGACAACAATACCACAGCCTTTGATGGTGGTGGCAACATCATAGTCAAGGCTGGTGCTAATCTAACCACGCCCAACATTGGAAACGCCACAGGTAGCAGTCTGAACGTAACAGGCACAGTCACAGGTTCATTGCTAACTGGCGCACTGACCACAGCAGCACAGCCTAACATAACCAGTGTTGGTACTCTGACATCGTTGGATGTCACAGGTAACATATCATCGCTGTCGGGCAATGTGTCCGGCAATTATATACTGGGTAACGGTTATTTCCTAACCAACATCAATGCTGCCAATATAGTTGGATCCTATGGTAATTCAGATGTAGCCAACTACTTGGCCAGTGGATCTCTGACCAGTAACATTATCACCACCGGCAACATTACAGGTGGTAACTTGTCAGGTACATTGGTCACAGGTACATTGACAACAGCAGCACAGCCCAACGTCACATCAGTAGGTGTGTTAAATGCCTTGACCGTTGGCGCTACTGTTTTAGCTGATGGATACAGTGCTAGAACTGGCAGCGATCTAACCATTGGAGTGCTAGGTGCAAATGCCAATATCATAATCGCTCCCAATGGCACAGGCGTAACTAATTTTTCTAACAAAGCTATCAGCAATATCAGTTCTGCTGTAATCAACGGTAATGTCACTGCTACAGGTAATGTGCAGGGTTCTTACCTGCTGGGCAATGGTGCATTTATCACTGGTTTGCCTGCAGGTTACAGCAACGCAGATGTGGCCAACTACTTGGCCAGCAATGCTGCAGTAACCATTACCACCACAGGTAATATCACTACCACTGGTAATATTTCAGCTGGTAATTATCTAGGTTCAGGCGACAATGTTACAATTGCAGCCGGCTCCTACAACTGGACATTTGACAATCTAGGCAATGTCACAGGTACAGGCAATATAGTGACCACGGCCAATGTTGTGGCAAATTACTTTATTGGTAACGGAGCGCTGCTAACTGGATTATCTGCTTCCTACAGCAATGCCAACGTAGCTGCTTATCTAGCCAGTGCGCCCAATAACTTTATCACACTGGGCAATAGCAACAGCAACATCACCACAGGTGGTACTGTACGCACCTATGGCGATGCCATAGCCAACAACTTTACTGCAAATAATGCGCTGATTTTGAATGGCATAGAATTTAATGCTGTTACTGTAGAGGCCTATACTCAGCAAACCACTACAACTTCGCTGTCTAATATTGCGTCTATCACTGTGGCCAGTTTGCCCGCAGATACTTCCGCCGTAGAAATCACTCTTCGTGGTCGCGATCTTACCAACACACAAGCAGGCAAGATCATAATCACTTGGGGCGGTGCTAACATGGACTTTACACGCTATGCTGAAGTGATCGCTGGCAACGGTTGCGGAACACCAACTGTGGCCTATGACGGAACTACGCTGACACTGCAGGTAACTCCCGTGACCGCCAACTTGATCACTTGGAATGCCAAGGTAGTGACTGTGTAATCGCAGTCTAACGCCGAAAAACCACCGTCCAACGGTGGTTTTTTTTGACTAGGATGTTGATCTAAAAACCAATAAATAACTTAAACGTGTAAAATCATATGGCCCAAAAATCTTTGTTTACTCCCCAAGGACTAAGTGTTGGCAATCTGTTTAGTCCCACTGATGTCATACTAGCCAACGCTGATATTACCGCTGGTAATGCTGTCAGCGCCAATTTCTTTATTGGTAACGGTGCTTTATTAACTGGTATATCGGTAGGCTCTGACTATGGCAATGCCAATGTAGCTAACTATCTAGCCAGCAATGCCAATGTGACCATCACGGTCGGCGTAGCCAATATCACTACTCAGGGCAACATCACAGCAGGTTACTTTTTAGGTAATGCTACCTTTGCAGAAGGAGTCAGCAACACTTATTTTGGCAACGTAGCGCCCAGTTCACCAGCACAGGGCGACATCTGGATTGACAGTGACACAGGTATACAGACCATTTATTTTGTAGATGCCAACGGTGGCCAGTGGGCCGAGATGGAAGCCAGCAAGGCATTTTCAGTCAATAATTCCAGCACTGTGGGTGGTGCTAATCTTACCTACAGCAACACAGCACCTGCTAATGCAGTTGTGGGCGATATGTGGATCACGGCCAATACTGCCAAACAATTTGTTTATTTCAATGATGGAACCAGCAATATCTGGGCCGAGATGGAAGCTTATCAGGCCTTTTCCAGCACAGGTACAACTTATGGAAATGCAAACTTAGTATCCTATGGCGAACAGGGCTGGGCAGGCAACATCATACCATCTACCAGTAACATATACAATCTTGGCAGCGCCAACTATCAATGGAACAGTTTGTATGTGGCCAGCAATACAATTTACTTTAATAATGTACCAGTGAGCGTATCCAATTCTGGACTGACTGTAAATGGCAGCCCCACTGTCACTAGTAATGCAGCAAGATATGTGTTTGTATCTACGTCGGCTCCCACATCCGGCCAAGGTAATGTGGGCGATATCTGGTATCAGACATACTGATGAAAGAATACATAGTCACTCTTAACAAAGATGCCGACCTTGATGCTTTCTGGGCAGAAATAGAAAACAGCGGCAACCTTGCACCCACGGTACCGGTTAGACCTGTGGCCATAGTCAACAACCGTGATCCCATGCCTAGACTGTGTCACTATCTCTTGACTGATCAAGAAGCCGACACACTGCGCCAAGATCCCAGAGTAGCAGGAGTAGAAATTCCCCCGGAACATAATCCTGACATCATTCTAAGTCGTAACCGCACAGTGCAGTTCAGAGACAATTTTAACAAAACCAGTCTCAGCATCAGCGACTATGTCAATTGGGGATTGGTTCGCAACAGTTCTTTGACCAATTCTTATGGTAACAGTCTAATATCTAACATTGGATATGGCTACTTTGTGGATGGCACAGGAGTAGACATGGTCATAGTAGACAGCGGTATACAGGCCAATCATCCGGAATTCCGTTATGTTGGTAATTTGACATCGCGAGTACAACAGATTGATTGGTTTACGGCATCGGGTGTTACAGGAACCATGCCCGGAAACTTTTACACAGACTACAGTGGTCACGGCACACACGTGGCTGGCATAGCAGCGGGACAGACCTATGGTTGGGCTAAAAATGCTGCTGTGTATGCTATCAAATTGGAAGGGCTACAAGGTGCCACAGATCCTGGCTCGGGCTTGACCATGGATCAGACATTTGACGTGCTGGTAGGATGGCATGAACGCAAGATGAATCCAGCCAGCGGTTACTATACCGGACGACCCACAGTGGTCAACATGAGTTTTTCCTACGGCGCCGGTATAGTCAATAACTTTTATTTACAGGGCGGCAATTACCGTGGCAACAACTGGAGCACAGCCAATGTATGGAGCAACAATACCTATGGCCTAACTTGGTACAGTGGCACTACTTGTCCTGTACGATTGACCAGTGTAGATGACGGAGTTGAAACACTGGTAGATGCTGGCATCAATGTCTGTATCGCTGCTGGCAATGAAAACCTAAAGATCGATGTACCCGGTGGTCTGGACTACAACAATTACTTGAATGCCTTGATAGTGGGAGCCATGGACTCTACAGTGTATTCTTCTACTACAGATCAAAAAGCCACTTATTCCATGGCAGGTCCAGGTGTGGACATTTTTGCTGCTGGCAGCAATGTCATGAGCGCCTGCAGTAACGTGGATGACATAGGTGGAGGACAGACATACTACTGGAACAGCAACTATAAACAGATCAATATTGGTGGCACCTCCATGGCCAGCCCGCAGGTAGCAGGCATAGTATCCTTTTATCTTGAACAAAATCCCAATGCCAGTCCTTCTACGGTCAAAGACTGGACTGTGAACAACGGTACTTACACCATTTACAAACCCTCGGACGCCGAGGACAACGACTACAACAACAATCGCAGCCAGTGGGGAGGTAATGCGCCAGTGGCATTTTCCAGCAGTCAGGGAGCATTAGTGTCCACTGTGCAAAATAATTGGGCAATAGCCAACACAGTTTATATCAAAACTGATAGTAGTTTTTGGACCATGGTGCAAAATATCTACACTAAAACCGATGCCAACACCTGGCAAAAGGTATATTAGAGCTATGAATAAATATTAGAAACAGAGACAGAGTCATCATGGCATTGAATTTTCCTTCCTCACCCAGCATTAATGATACCTATACCTACGGTGATAAAACCTGGGTCTGGAATGGTCGTTTCTGGCAGATACAAGCAGCAGGCGCTATCAATGATATCGCTATTGGTAATATCACTCCCAACACAGGCGCTTTTACCACCCTAACTGCCACAGGTAACATCACTGCTCAGGGCAATGTCCAAGGGCAGTACATACTGGGCAATGGAGCATTCTTAACTGGCATTTCCGGCAGCAGCACTTATGGCAACGCCAATGTGGCCAATTATCTGCCCAATTATGGCGGAAACATTTTGACCAATGTAGTATCGGGCAACTTTTATGCCAACAGCATACTACCCTGGAGTCCCACAGCAGGACTAATCAATGATGCAGTTGACATTGGAAACAGTACTCTTTACTTTAAAGATATCTATGTTGGCAATGTAATAACTCCTGCAGGTGATCAAGGCAATGCCACACAGATACAGCCAGCATCGGGCGCAGGACAAAGCGGTGTTGCATTCGTAGATGCCATCACTGGCTCAGCCTCAGATGTATCAGCCGGAACACTTTATGTAGAATCTATCGATGCCATTGGTAATGTCACTGTAGATACATTTGTAGAAGCCAACGAAATCATTGCCTTGTCCAATGTATCAGGCACAGGTGGCAACTTTTCTAGCAACGTCTCCGCCAGTTACTTTTTAGGTAACGGTGCTTTCTTAACTGGTATTGCTGGTGGATACAGCAACGCCAACGTAGCCAACTATCTGCCCAATTATCAAGGACTGGTCAGCAATATAGATTTCCGCAGCACCAGTCCAGCAGCAGTGGCCATGGTGGTCACAGACAGACCCATTACCATTGGTGGTAATACATTAAGTTACGTTACCATACCCAATGATGGCAATGCCAATAGTGTAGCAGCCGAGTTGACCAATCATGGTCTGGGCAATGTGCTGATCAGTTCTGGGCCCGACGATCACGAGTGGATTTTTGACAACACAGGAAACTTAACAGCACCTGGAAATATACAAGCAGGCAATGCTGTCAGCGCCAACTATTTCTTGGGCAATGGCGCCTTACTAACTGGTATCACAACAAACTATTCCAATGCCAATGTGGCCAACTACTTGGCTACCTACAACGGTAATGCGCTATTCAGCAATGTCACTGTATCACAAGATGCTGTAATTTTAGGCAATCTTCGCGTTGAGGGTAATACCACCTATATCAATGTCACTGATCTTGTGATAGAAGACAAAGATATCATAGTGGCTGCCAATGCCTCAGCCACCTTGACCGATCTCAATGGAGCTGGTCTCCAGATAGGTAACAGAACAGCCGGTGGCAACATCACCTTCTTCTATGACAGCACCAGCAACGTCATGGCACTTAGCCATGGCGCCAATATCGCCAATGTGTTGAATGTCTCAGGCAACGTCTCCGGAAACTACTTTATTGGTAACGGAGCATTACTCACAGGCATAGTCACATCCAGTTACTCCAACGCCAATGTTGCCAATTACCTGCCCACTTACTCAGGCAACATCACAGCAGGTAACGTTGCGGTCACGGGCAATGTCACTGCCAACTGGTTCGTTGGCAACATAAACACTACCAATAGCTTGGTCACATCAGGCAATGTCACAGCCAACAACTTTATTGGATCAGATCCCAATGTAAATCTCATAGCCGGTAGTTATACATGGGCATTCAATGATGCTGGCAATTTGGTATTGCCTAGCAATACTTTTGCAGTCAACTATGCAAATGGTGTACAAGTAAGCCTTGGTGGATCATACAGTAATGCAGATGTAGCCAATTATTTGGCCAGCAACGCCAATGTTACTATCACTGTTGGTGTTAGTAATATCACTACCCAGGGCAATATCTCTGGCAATTACTTTATAGGTAACGGCGCATTATTGACAGGTGTAGTAACCAGCAGTTACTCAAATGCCAATGTTGCCAATTACCTGCCCACTTACTCAGGCAACATCACAGCAGGTAATATCGCAGTCACAGGTAATGTCACAGCCAACTGGTTCGTGGGTAATATCAACACTACCAATAGTTTGGTAACTTCGGGTAATATTACAGCCAACAACTTTATAGGATCAGATCCCAATGTTGGTTTGGTAGCCGGCAATTACACTTGGTTATTTGATAACGCTGGCAATGTCACACTGCCCAGCAATACTTTTGCAGTTAATTACGCCAATGGAACAGCAGTAAGTCTAGGCGGAACTTACAGCAACGCCGATGTAGCCAATTACTTGCCTACCTATAACGGCAATGCCTTGTTCAGCAACATCACTGTGTCACGAGATGCTGTGATATTGGGCAATCTTCGTGTAGAAGGTAACACCACATATATCAATGTATCAGATCTAATCGTAGAAGACAAGGATATCATAGTAGCGGCCAACGCCAATGCTACCATGACCGATCTCAACGGAGCAGGTCTGCAGATAGGTAACAGATCAGCTGGTGGCAACATCACATTCTTCTACAACAGCACCAGCAATGTCATGACATTAAGCCACGGTGCTAACATCGCCAACGTGCTGAATGTCGCTGGTAATATCACTGCCACAGGTAATGTCAACACTGGTAATTTAGTAGGATCAGGCACCAATGTAGAAATCGTAGGTGGATCCTATACTTGGACTTTCAACGGTTCGGGCAACTTAGTCCTTCCGGGCAACTCATTTGCTGTAAACTATGCCAACGGCACACAGGTAGCATTGGCTGGATCTTACAGCAATACCAACGTCAAAGCATACCTAGGCAACTTCGATGGTAATATAATCCCCAGCGCCAATGTCACTTACGACTTGGGTAGCAACAGCAATCGTTGGAACGACTTATATCTCAACAACAGCACTATCTATATTGGTGCACAGGAAATCACTGCCAATGCTGATTCCACAATCTTTTCTGGTAATATCTCAGTAGGTAATTTAGTTGGTACTGGTGATAATGTAGACATCAAAGCCGGTGCTTACACCTGGAGATTTGACAATGCTGGCAATCTTACACTGCCTGCCAATACATCGGCTATCAATTATGCCAATGGTGCAACAGTTCCCGTGGGCTATGGCAATGCCAGCGTGGCCGCATACCTGGGCAGTAATGCTAATCTAACTATCCTAAGTCAAGGCAACATCACTGGCAATTACTTTATTGGTAATGGCGCATTACTCACAGGTGTTGTAACATCCAGTTACTCCAACGCCAATGTGGCCAACTACTTGCCTACATACACAGGCAACATCGCAGCAGGCAATGTCACAGCCACTGGCAATGTACAGGGTGCTTACATACTGGGCAATGGTGCATTATTAACCGGATTGCCAGCCACATACGGCAACAGCAACGTAGCAGCTTATCTAGCCAGCAACGCCAATGTGACATTGGCTATCGGCACAGGTAATATAACAACACAGGGCAATTTAGCTGTTGGTAATTTGATTGGTTCTGGAGACAATGTAGATCTCAAAGCTGGGTCATATACCTGGCGTTTTGACAGCACTGGCAATCTAACACTGCCGGCCAATTCCACAGCCATATATTATGCCAACGGCACACAAGTTCCAGTAGGTTATGGTAATGCCAACGTCGCAACTTATTTGGCCAGCAATTCAGCAGTCACTATATTAACCACTGCCAACATAACTACTGCTGCCAATATCTCCGGTGCCTATCTCTTAGGCAATGGCGCACTGTTGACAGGTCTGCCTGCTACTTACGGTAACAGCAACGTCGCTGCTTATCTTGCTGCCTACAACGGCAACGCACTGTTCAGCAACATCACAGTATCGCAAGATGCTGTTGTTCTGGGCAATCTTCGTGTTGAAGGTAATACCACTTATATCAACGTATCAGATCTCATAGTCGAAGACAAAGATATCATCGTAGCAGCCAATGCTTCGGCAACCATGACCGATCTCAATGGCGCTGGCCTACAGATAGGCAACAGAACAGCTGGTGGCAACATCACGTTCTTCTATAACAGCACCAGTAACGTCATGTCGTTAAGTCATGGCGCTAATATCGCCAATGTGCTGAATGTCTCTGGTAATGTATCTGCTACAGGAAATGTTTCAGGCAATTGGTTTGTAGGTAATATCAACACTACTAACAGTCTAGTTACATCCGGTAATGTCACAGCCAACAACTTTTTAGGTTCTGGAAGTAATGTAACATTAGAATCAGACAGTTACTCCTGGATATTTGATAACGCAGGTAATCTTACTTTACCAGGTAATACATTTGCTGTAAACTACGCCAATGGCACACAAATATCTTTGGGCGGTTCATACAGCAATTCGATTGTGGCCAATTATCTAGCCAGTAATGCCAATCTAACAATATCAGTTGGTACAGGCAATATCACCACACAGGGCAACATCACAGGCAATTACTTTATAGGTAATGGCGCACTGTTGACAGGCGTGGTAACCTCCAGTTACAGCAATGCCAATGTAGCCAACTACTTGCCTACCTATACTGGCAATATCAGCGCAGGAAATATTACCGCTACTGGTAATGTTACTGCCAATGGTTTCATAGGTTCTAATGTTAATACTCGTATTATTTCCAGCAGTTACATCTGGACATTTAACAACACTGGTAACTTGGTACTTCCAGGCAATACATTTGGCGTCACATACGCCAACGGCACCACAGTTAGTCTAGGTGGAACTTACAGTAATGCAGATGTAGCAAATTATCTGCCCACTTATACAGGTAACATTACTGCGGGCAACGTAATCGCTACTGGTAATGTTATTGGTAACTGGTTCGTAGGCAATGTCAACACTACCAATAGTCTAGTAACTTCGGGTAATGTCACAGCCAATAACTTCGTTGGTTCGGGCAACAATGTTACATTAGCATCTGACAGTTATACCTGGACCTTTGACAACACAGGTAACTTTATACTGCCCGGCAACAATACTGCTATCTATTATGCCAATGGCACACAAGTACCTGTGGGATATGGCAATGCAAATGTAGCCACTTATCTTGCCAGTAATGCCAATGTCACTGTTTCGGTAGGCACAGGCAACATCACCACACAAGGTAATATCTCTGGCAACTACTTTATTGGTAATGGCGCACTGCTGACTGGCATAGTAACTTCAAGTTACTCAAATGCCAACGTAGCCAATTATCTAGCCAGCAATGCTAATCTTACTGTGTCTGTGGGCACAGGCAATATCACCACACAGGGCAACATTAACTCTCGAGCACTGTATTTGGGATCACAACGGGACGTGATTTACCAAGTGTCGGGCAACATCACATTAGCTGGTGGAGCACTGGATAATAATGCCAATATCAGCATCAGAGCCAACACGGCCATGGCCAACAGCTATGTGCTGTCATTGCCATCTGATACCCCCAATGCAGGTGATGTATTATCAGTTAAAAACTTTGGATCATGGAGCGCAGTTGGAAATGTAGCCAATCTGATATGGTCTGCTCCTGCCAGCACCTATGGCAATACAAATGTAGCTGCATATCTACAGGCATATAACGGCAATGCCTTGTTTAGTAATGTCACTGTATCTAGAGATGTATTGATATTGGGCAACTTACGTGTTGAAGGCAATTCTTAGAAGATAAAGATATTATAGTAGCTGCCAATGCCAATGCTACCCTGTCAGATCTCAACGGAGCAGGTCTGCAGATAGGTAACAGAACAGCAGGCGGCAACGTTACGTTCTTCTACAACAGCATCAGCAATGTCATGTCTCTAAGCCATGGCGCCAATATCGCCAATGTGTTGAACGTCGATGGCAACATTGTTGCCACTGGCAACGTCACCGGCAATTATATATTAGGTAATGGTGCATTCTTAACCGGATTGCCTGCTACATATGGCAACAGTAATGTAGCGGCCTATCTAGCCAGCAATGCTAACATTACACTGACAATTGGCACAGGCAATATTACCACACAGGGCAACTTAGCAGTTGGTAACTTGATCGGCTCAGGTGACAATGTAGAGATAACTGCAGGTGCGTATACTTGGACACTGGACAACACAGGCAATTTAACACTACCGGGCAACACCACTGCTATCAACTATGCCAATGGCACACCAGTACCCGTAGGCTATGGCAATGCTAATGTAGCTACTTATCTGGCCAGCAATGCCAATGTCACTATTTCCGTAGGCGTCAGCAACATCACTACACAGGGAAATGTTTCAGGCAACTACTTTATTGGTAACGGCGCACTCTTGACAGGAGTTGTCACATCCAGTTATAGCAACGCAAATGTGGCCAACTACTTG